GCAAATTAGTGAAAGTTTTTTCCCGCAACCAAAAGATGGAAACTAATTACGGATTTTAAATTACTAAGAGTTGCGAAAACCCTGACGACGGTCAGGGTTTTTTTATACATGTAATCTAGGTATTTATAATATATGAAATTAGTAGATATTATATATGGGGTCATTGTGGAACAAGCTATAGATGATAAGGCTATTGAAGATAGAGAAATTATTGATATAAGTAAGTTTAAAGGGAGAAGGTTAAAACAAGATATAGATAGAGATAGGGAAGATATAGAAGATAGAGAACGAGAAGATAGAGAAAGAGAACGAGAAGATAGAGAACGAGAAGATAGAGAAAGGGAAGATAGAGAACGAGAAGATAGGGAAAGAGAGGATATAGAAAGGGAAAGAGAGGATAGAGAAAGGGAAGAAAATAATAGACTTGGTAGGGTTGGTAGTTGGATATGTAAAGACCCAATAACGTTTCCTGGTTGCCAACAGATAAGGGCTAATAGACAACTTGAAAAGGCTAGAGAATATCGTTTAGAATTTTTCCCTTCACAAAGAGAATGTATAGAATCATCACCGTGTAGTGGTGAAAGAAGACCAAGAGAAATAGTACAACAAAGGCCACAACCTGTAAGTTCCACTGAAAGACCAGTAACACCCCAAACAACAGATAGTCAAACCACAACACAACAAAGTACAACACCAACTACACCACAACAGACAAGTCAACAACAAACATCTCAAACACCAGAAATGTCTGTAAATACTAAATACAATAGTGACGGTGAGATAAAAAATGTAAAAAAAATACAATCAAAAAAATACATAGAAAAAGTAAAAATAAATTTAAAGAAACAATTAGATGTTCAAACACCTCAGGTAAAACAAAAATTTAGACAATATAATATACAACCAGATAACGTTTCATATTTAGTACCACTATCTATAGACACCGGAACCCTACTATCGATTATGGAGTTGGACGGACTTAATTTACCACTAATGATGATTTTATATAAAAATAGTGACAAACTTTATCAAGCTATGAGAGAAAATAAACCGTTTAAACCAAATGAGACTAAACCAGTGGGTGGACCTATAGAGTATAAGAATTTTTGGAATTGGAGTAAGGAAGTTTATGAAGGTTGGGGACCATGGATGAAAACTAATGTAGTTTCTAATTTTCCAGATATGAGTAAAAACACTTTCCCCTCTTTAGCTTTTTGATTGAACTCTAGGTAAGTAGGGTCCTCTTAAAATAGATTGATAAATTTTTCTAGATAACATTTTAAAAACATCATTAATAGTTTTATCGTCGTGAGATAAATTTTGAGTCTCTACAAACCTTAACGTAGCTCGAGTCATTAAATCTCTCATTTTTTGAGAATTTTCCCAAATATATCTTAATGGTTCTGGTTGATTTTCCATAAATTCTGACATATTAACCGGAAATTCTCCAGTTTCTTTAGCGTAATCTAATATATCTTTAGCTAATTCTCCTTCTATAACAGATTTAGCGTCGGTTAAAAACGGACTTAAATCCGTCATTACCATATTATATTTACCCCACAATCTAAGTTGTTCTATAAAACGTGCCACATCATGTCTCTCCGGGTTTGTCAATGTTAGTAGAGGTCCACCCCGCGTAGGGTCTAAATCGTCTATAAGTCGTTCAAATTCATCCATTATCTATAAGGTTTACAAATTTTACATTTATTAAGTCTATTTTCTACGTCAAAATTACACCAATTCTCTATAGTATAAAAGCCTTCCATATACTTACTATAAGCTGTACCATTACAAATATAACCTTTTCTATCCCAACTGTTAAACTCTACAGTATATTGATATAGTTCTTCATCGGATAAATTATTATAACCCATATCTTTAAGGTATCGAGCAACCATAAAACCAGTTCTATCTTTTCCAGCTGTACAATGAATTAAAGTATTACCCTCCTCCAAATATGGAAGTACTTTATCCATAGATTGTGTATACCCTTCACCAGATACATAACCTTCATGGGCGTTAACCCATACAAATTTTCTACCAGAAGACTCCACACATTCTCTTTCAGCTTCTACAGTAACACCAGTACCTTCCTCAGCATTCATTCTAACAACAGTTGTAATTTCTGGATGTTTTTCAAAAATGTAAGCTAATTGACCTAAAGAAGGTTGATTAGTTCTAAAATTATCACCACCACCAGGAACCTCTTCAAATTTACGAGGTAACTTTTTAACAATAGTACCACAACCATCAACATCACTTTTCCTATCTACTTTTTTTTCTGTGGTATTTAATTTATCTTTCATATCTCTTTGCCATGCACACCAATCAGAATCTTTACAATAATCCTTTTTACAAGCACCACTTTTACAACAATATCGAACATTACCTTCTAGTAAAGTATCTAAAGTACATGGGCCTACTATCCCATCAGGTTTTAAACCAAACTGTCTTTGAAATTTTAAAACAGCTTCATGTGTTTCCTGTTGGAAATTACCGTCTATGCCGTTTTCACCTAAATCTATATTATAATCATTTAACAATATATTTTGTATAAAAGAAACTAATTCACCCTTATCACCTTTTTCTATAATGTCTTTAGACATCATAATGTCTTCTACATTTTTAGGACCATAAACATCTTTTTTAACTATAGTTTCTTTTTCTTCAGGTTCTACACCTAAAGATTTAGTATAATACCCATTAATAACATCAAAACATTTAGCTTTATCTTTGGAGTACCTACTTGTACAATCACCACGAGATAATACAGCTGGTAAAGAAGCCCAGATACGAGCTAATTTTTCCACAATTTCATGAGTTAGTTGGTCTGGTAAATTACCCCAATCAACACCACCAATCTGATTAACCAAAACCCAAGCAAGTTCATCTTGTTTTTCTGGTGTCATTACATCGTCTTCATTTACATGACCACCATCAAGTAAACCACCTAAAGTGTTGTATATTATTTGATAAGCTCCAGTAGCGTTTGTAGGTTCATCCTTAGATTTACTAACCCAAGCTGGGTAATCCATTTCACCACCACCAAAACGTTCAGGGAGTTTTTCATTTAGTTGAGAATATCTCCATTCTCCAGCTGTCATTTGAGTTAGTTCAGGATAGTTTCCATGCCCTACAATTATAACGTAAGGGTTGTTCCAGTTTCCAGATTTATGTTCAGCTTGTCTAAGGGTTTGTAATAGTGCAGCTTTTTTAGCTGACTGAGAAACAACTTCAGTTAGTAAAGGTAATAAATTTATGGATTTTTTATTAAAATTCATTAAGGCACATTTTTTAATAAATACCTAGAGTAATTGCATTTCTTCTAAAATACTTAACATCAAATCTTCATCTTCTATGTGGTCACCCATTACGGTATCAATAACACGTTTTTTCTTTTGTACTATATTATATATGATTCTTTCTAGTGTGTTATCAAAAATTGGGTACATACAAGATACGTTTTTCTTTTGACCTATTCTAAAAGCTCTATCTTCTGCTTGTGCCATATCTGAAGGCACAAAAGATAGGTCATTAAAAATAACAACTTCACCAGCGGTCAATGTAATACCCACACCACCAGCTTTTATGTTTGAAACAAAAATTTTTGTTTTTGGGTCATTTTGAAAAGAGTCCACACTTTCCTGTCTTTGTTCTTGATTCATTCTACCATATAGGGGTACAGCCATTTTTTTATACTTAGACCAAATCTCCATTAAAGGTTCTGTAAAATTTGTAAAAACAATTACTTTTTTATCTTGTTCTAAGCATTGGTCTATTAACTCAAAAGTGTTATTTAATTTTTCTTTTGCGATAATTTGTCTAACTTTCATTAGTTTATTTAATTGAATGGTTAGACTCTCATTTTTATTTTCATTTGCCCAATCTAAATACTCACCAACCTCTTTTTTATATTCTTTTGAGTTTAGTTCTAAAAATATTGGGGTTATAATCTTGTCCGGTAAATCTAATATTTCTTCTTTTAAACGTCTTAATACTTTTTGTTTAGTTCTATCTCTAAGTTCGTCAAGATTTGAAGCCCCATGGGTTAACCAAATTTTTCTACCACCTCTATTTATTTGAAACCCTTCACAATACCTTTTAACATAACTAACCCAATTCTTAGCCACCCTAGAATCAACCAATCTTAAAAGATTATAATAATTCATAGGTCTTGATGTCATAGGTGTACCGGTTAATAACCAAACCTTTCCTACTTGTTTAACAATATCGTTAGCTAATTTGGTTCTTTGTGCTTTTGTATTAGAAATGTAGTGAGCTTCGTCTATTATAACCAAATCAAAATTTTCATCTAAAATTGTAGTGACACCATCTTTTTTATCTAAACTGTGAAAATTTTTAAGAATGTCATAGTTAATAATGATAAATCTACCACTATCCCAGTTTTTACTTTCTATTATAGAAATTTTATCTTCAGTGTAATTTTCTATTTCTCTTTTCCAGTTTAATTTAAGTGTCGCTGGACACATTACTAAAACTTTTTTAGCTTTACTTTCAATAGCCGCAATAGTTGCACTGGTAGTTTTACCAACCCCCATATCATCAGCTAATATAAATTTATCATTTCCTAATAGTTTTTCTACAGCAGTTTTTTGGTGGTCATAAGGCATTCTATGAGAGTAGGGTGAAAAGTCTACAACTACCTTTCTTTCAGTATTTGGTATGATTTGATTTTTAGGTACCCAAAAACTATAAAGTTTTTGTGTTTCTAATATTTTACCCCATATGTGAAAAGCCTTAGGTTTCTCAGATAATATTTTTTCAACCCATATAGACTTAGGTTTTTCACTTAAAAAATTATCAGTCATTAAACTTTCTGAAAAATAATCATCTATCTCAACCCACTTTCTTGCTATTTTAGGATTTTTATCGTGGTTGTTAATAATATAATCAGCTTGTGACCTAGTAAGGGTTTTAGACTTATATATTTCATAGGATGATTTTAGTTGGAGAATATAATTATTAGCTCCAGAATAATCTGACAGAATTTTTTTTGCTTCTATTTCCGGTAAATTTAGTTCCATACAATATTACAAATATAATATAAAACCATAACATAGACAACAAACTATTTATTATTATATGGCAAAACAGAAAAAAATACCAATTACTAGAATATCACGTTTTTTTGGTTCACAAGATTTTAATCTAGAACAGGAAATGGGTATGGAATATTTACATGGTGATATTCATTTTACTTTAGTATTATTTAGAGTTGACCGTAAAAAATCAGATGTTGATGATGTTTACGGTGAATCAGGACCTGAAGAAATTAGATATAAAGCTCCTGTAGAGTTTAATGGTTTAGTTAGTATCGCCAGTCCTTCAAATAAAACTTACGCTTCCGGATTAGTAAATCAAATGGAACCTGGTAATATGACTATTAGTGTTTATATAAAACATTTAGAGGAGTTAAATATAGACGTATCCTATGGTGATTATATTGGTTATGCGGAAACAGAAGATAAAATGAGATACTATACTGTGACAAACGATGGTAGAGTAGTATCAGATAATGCACATACAATAGGTGGTTATAAACCTTATTATAGAACAATAATTTGTTCGTATGTCAGCCCTAATGAATTTAATGGAGTATAATGGCTATACCTAAAAAAGTTAAAACAAATATCAATATTAGTCCTAGACCACCACAACCACAATATGATTCTGGTTACAATGGTTTAACAACACCTAATAGAAGGAGAGAATTAAGTGAACTTATAACCGAAGATGGTACATTTCTACCTAAATCAGTTTTACATGCTGATATGGATAGGGGTATGTTAGATTTTGTTATAGAGGATTTAAAAACTGGCGTTTCAGGTAAAAAAATACCAGTAATAGATAGGATACTAACATTACAAAGATGGGGTGAGTTTTCACAAACCTGGAGTTTTTCAACACCAGATAAAAATGTATCACTACCTTTTATAGTTGTAGTAAGGCAACCAGATGTTCAATACGGAAGTAACCCATCATTACAATACACTATTCCGGATAGAAAACAATTTCATTTTGCAAAGGTACCTACTTGGGATGGTAATAGAAAGGGTGTTGACATTTACACTATACCACAACCGATACCTGTGGACATTACGTACGATGTTAAAATAATATGTAATAGAATGAGGGAGTTAAATCAATTTAATAGAACTGTAATGCAAAAGTTTAGTTCTAGACAAGCGTACACTTTTGTAAAAGGTCACTACATACCTATAGTTTTAGAAGCTTTATCTGACGAATCGGTTATTGATACAGAAGAAAGAAGATACTACCAACAAAACTATAAATTCCAACTACAAGGATTTTTAATTGATGAAAATGAGTTTGAAGTTAAACCAGCTATAAACAGGTCTTTATTATTTTTTGACACCAATACGTCCCATAAAAAATCTGGTAACGGTAGTCCTTCAGTGGTCAATCAACATAAAATGAACATATATAATAAAAATAAATTTAGAAGAAAACTAGATTATGGGTTTGAAGATACTCCAGGTGGGACAACCCAAACAGTTACATACGCTTATAAAGCCACAGTAACATTAGTTAGGTCAGATAATGTTTCTTCAGTTGTATATAAAATAAATGGAACTACAACACAAGGTAAAGTAGAAGTGGATATAGGTGATGTTCTTGAAGTTGTTATAGTTAAAACTGTAGGCCCTCTAGCAACATCCCAAGTAGTTCTAGAAGAACTTATTTACCCATAAAATTACTCACCATAAATGTCTTTTTTTTTAGAACATTTTTCTTTTATAAGTTTTTCTAAAAATCTAGACATTACAAGTCCATTTTCTTTGCAGTAGTCTTTTAAAAGTTTGTGAAACTCTTTTCTTATTTTAAGGTTTTTTATTTCCATATCTATTAAAGGTAGAAAAAAGTAAGAAAATATTCCTACCATATATAATTATATTGTTTAATAACTAAACTTTTGGAATTGAAATCAATATTTATCTAATAAAATATAAAATAAATTAAATAGTATAAAAAATGGCTGAAAATCAAAAAGTATTCGTATCCCCTGGTGTATATACAGCAGAGAAGGATTTAACGTTCGTAGCACAAAGTGTTGGTGTTACAACCTTAGGTGTTGTTGGTGAAACTAAAAAAGGTCCTGCATTTGAACCTATATTTGTAGATTCTTTTGATACCTTTAGAAATAGGTTTGGTGATACCAATCCAGAAAAATTTGTAGATTCACAAATTCCTAAATATGAAACATCATTTATCGCTAGGTCTTACCTATCACAATCAAACCAATTATTCGTAACGAGAGTATTAGGTTTGTCTGGGTATGATGCTGGACCATCGTGGCAACTTTTAACAGTTGGTGAATTAGATGAATTATATGTATATCAAAATAGGACTGGTACAACAGTTTCTTGGACAGATAATGTATTTATTCCACTTACAGGTGGAACATTAAACACATCCAACATATACACAACATACACAAATGGTGTTGCTTTTGCAGATGCGTTAAGTGGTTTAACAACTTCACCGGTTGGTGGTACTAGTGGACCATTTAGGTCAGCAAACCAAATAACGGGTGAAACTTTTTACGATGGTCAAGGTAATGCTGTAGGTACTCTAGTTGATGAAATAGCTCATTTTGTTAATGCAACATTAAACAACGACTCATCTTCGTTTGACATAACTGGAGCTACAGAATTTTATCAATACGGTTTTATAGCATCTTCAACAACAAGTCAACAATACGCACAAATTACAGGAGCAACTGGTTTACCGGTTGACCCATATAATAGATTAGGTATAGCTACCAACTTAACAGCTGGACCAACAGGTGTTGGAGCTTCAGCACCAGAAGCTGTTCAAAGTGCTGATTTTTCAGCAGACACTAATGATGGTTGGTATAACTCATTATTTGATTACAAATATGATGTAGATAATTGTAGAAATAGTTGTTATTCGGGAGGTGCATTCACAATGTTTGCTAGTTCAGCTTCTACGGCTTCAACTTATGTTGAGGGAGCTGTATTAACTAAAGTATCTGGTGGTTCTGACAATGTTACAGTTAGTAACACATATGCTATCCTTAAAGATTTAATTAAACCAGGTAGTTCAACTCATGTAATTAACTTAAATGGTTATACAGCAGCAACTTCAGCAACATCGTGGTCTGAATGGTCATTCTATGGTGCAGCTACAAACGGTGGTAATAATGTACCTGGACAAATTTCTTCAGGTAACTACTTCTCATACTCATCAGGAACTGGTAGTTGGGGAGATAATGGTAGAGGTAACGGAGGACCATTAGCTTTATCAGCTTATCAACCAACAGTTTATCCTTTCGTAGGTTCAAATGGTACTGGTAGTACATTATCTGCAGCGGTAACAACATTTACAGCAGCACAGTATTCAGGAGCTGTATCAGATTATAAATTACAAACTTGTGCAGGAACATCCATTGGTGGAAGTTCTCCAGCTTATACAGCGGTACAAGTAACTTTAAGTGGTTTTGCCAATACCGGTGTATTAGGAGACGCTAGTGTAGACGGTTTTGCTAATTCATTTACATATGGAACAGCTGGGGTCCCAATTAAAGCAGGTGCGGTTGTAGCAAATGGTTTAACCGGAGCCACTAACGCTAATAACGGTCAAGCTTGGTTCTTTACCGGTGATTCAGTTTCGGCATTTACAACATTCTACACAGGAAGTTGTTCAGCTGTAACTTATTTAGGGTTAACATTAAGTGGGGCCTACTCAAATTATAGTTGTGTAAGTGCAAACACTGATTATCATAACATGACAATTGCAACTTTAAGGTCTAGAGGTGAAAGTACACTTACAAGTGGTGGACCAGTATATAAAATTAGTGCAAGTACGGGAGATGGATACAAACAAGGTGATGTAGACTTTGATTGTACAGGTACATATAATGATGTTTTAAGAGACCCATTCGCTAATTTTGGTATTTCAGCAAAAACAGATGAAGGTATTGTTTCTAAATTTACAGCATCTTTAGATAATTCTAAGAAAAACTACCTATCAAGAGTATTAGGAAGAAAAGTATTCGATAGAGATGCTAACGACATTCCAGTCTTTGTAGAAGAAATTTACCCTAATTTATTAAAGTATCTTTATAGAAGACAAAAAATTAGAGGAATTAACTGTTGTTTATGTTATAGACCAGCATCAAGATTTAATAATGTTAATAGAACTTCACTAGGTTGGTATATGACTGAATGGCAAACACCTAGAACACCATATGTTGTTTCTGAACTACGAGGTAACGAAGTTTCTAGACTATTTAGATTTATTTCAATCTCTGATGGTTCAGATGCTAACAGAGAGTATAAAATATCTATAGTTAACATTTCTTTTGAAAGAGTTGAGTTTGACGTTGTTGTTAGAGATTTCTACGATACGGACGCAAACCCAATAGTTTTAGAGAAATATACAAGATGTTCTTTAGACCCAACAGCACCAAACTTTATAGCAAGAAAAATTGGTACTTCTGATGGTGAGTATGAATTAAGGTCAACATATACAATGTTAGAATTAACAGACCCAGTTATTGAGGGTGATTTAAAAGATGCTTTACCGGCAGGATTCGAAGGTTACAAATTTAGAGAATCTTGTACAAGTACTGTAAATCCTTACCCACAATGGAAAACTAAATACTATACACCTGGTGAAGTTGTATTTGACCCTTATTATAATTCAGCTGGTAATGTAAGTAACGCTTCCGTTTCAGCTGGTGATAATATTAGAAAAAATTATTTAGGATTCTCCGATGGAGAAGGTGCTGCTATTGACTTTGATTTCTTTGAATATAAAGGATTTAAAACACCAGCTTCAGTTTGTACAGATACTACTGGTAGTGACTGGCCAACCCTAACACAAGGATTCCACATGGATTCTGGAGCTACTGTTGTTATAGCAGGTTCTGGTTCTTATTTAACGGAAACAGCTACAACATTAAGTGGTAAGTCTATGTTTATGGTGGGTAACGCATCGTTCCAATCAGAACCAACATCAACAACTGACCCTTACTATAGAATACAATCTAGAAAGTTTACATTAGCACCTTATGGTGGTTTTGACGGATGGGACGAGTATAGAAAAACTAGAACAAATGAGGATGGATATAGATTAGGTATGTCAGGTTACAAATATGGAGCATGTGCAGACTCAAACTACACAGACGCTACAGGACTAGGAGCCTTTAAAAAGATTTCTACTACAGAATCTAATACAGATTACGACGCTTATAGACAAGCTATTCATAAATTTGAAAATCCAGAAGCTGTTGATATTAATTTATTCGCAACACCTGGTATTGATTATGTAAATAATTTAGCTTTAGTAAATGACACTATCGATATGGTTGAAAATGAAAGAGCTGATTCGTTATACATCACTACAACACCTGACTACAACTTATTCGTTAGTTCAACATCAGACGCTTCTAACAAAATTAGTCCAACGGAAGCTGTTAATAATGTAGAAGATAGTTTCATAGATTCAAATTATACAGCAACTTACTACCCATGGGTGTTAGTTAGAGATAATAACACAAATAAACAACTATACATTCCACCAACAGCTGAAGTAACTAGAAATATGGCATTAACAGATAATATAGCTTTCCCATGGTTCGCATCGGCTGGTTATACTAGAGGTATTGTTAACGCGATAAAAGCTAGAACAAAATTAACTTTAGACGATAGAGACACATTATATGTTGGTAGAATCAACCCAATCGCTACATTTAGTGACGTAGGTCCAATTATCTTTGGTAACAAAACACTACAAGTTAAAGAATCAGCATTGGATAGAATAAATGTAAGAAGATTACTATTACAAACTAGAAAACTGATTTCAGCAGTTGCGGTTAGATTATTATTTGAACAAAATGATGATGTGGTAAGACAACAATTCTTAGACCTAGTTAACCCAATCTTAGACTCTATAAGAAGAGATAGAGGTTTAACAGACTTTAGAGTTGTACTATCAGATGACCCAGAAGAAATCGATAGAAATGAAATGAATGGTAAGATTTACATTAAACCAACAAGAGCACTAGAATTCATCTTTATCGAATTCCTAATAACTCCAACAGGAGCTTCATTTGAAGATATATAATAGACAATTATGAAATTTAAAAAAAGAAACCTTACTGAAGAAATAGGGTTACCTAGAAGTAACAAAAAAACTTTTACTAAAAATAAAAAACAAAAAGTTAGAATTACTGAAACACAATTACAAAGGTTACTTGGGATTATAAGTGAACAAAATGTTAACACACCTGGTGCCCCTAACCCTAAAGACTATAAAAAGGGAGGTCAAGACCCTAAGTATCTTGCGGATAAAAAAGCTTTTCTTAAAAAGTATAAGGCGAAAAAGGGTAAACCAAAACCTACAACAGGAACAGGACCAACAAATCCTCCAGCACCAAATTTTAATATGTCTACCTGGTCACCAGGATTTAAGAAAAAAGTAGATACTTTTTTAAAAAATAAAAATATTAAAGGAGCTGAAAGATTCTTAAAAGGTAAAGTTGATGGTTGGAAGAAAAAAACCATGAAGGCCGGACCAAAATGGAAAAAACAACTAAAAGCAAAAACTGATTTTGCTATGAAGTTAATGAAGGATGTTAAAAAAGCAGCAACTAAAAAACCTTTAAATGAAAATAAACAACTCTTAACTGAATGGTGGCTTTTAGCCATCCAACTTTGGAAAGTATGGGTATCCTGGAAAGAATGGAGAGACCAGAAGGTAGTTCCTGGTGATGATGGTGATAATGACCCTAAAGAATGGGCCGAGTTTAAGTCTCAATATAGTGGTAAATTAGAACAACTTAAAAGAGAGTCTGGAAAAATGCCAAATTCTTGGAGAGAATTAGAACAATTAGCAAATGAAGGAATGAGAGATAACAAACCTCAAGAATCACCACTTAAACCTCAAACATCACCAGTTAAAAAAATGTGTTGTAGAGACAGAAATGGTGTCATTACTTCCGCTGTTAATGGAAGATGTCCTAAATCTAGTACAAAAGTACCTTGTAAGGGAACACCACCAACACAAGGTAATATAACAACTGAAAATAGAACTTTAAAAACAACAAATCCTATTACAGAATCAGAAATTAAAGATATGAAAAAATGGTTTAATAGGGTAAATAAAACTGGGAGAGAATATAACCCAGGTAGGTTATAATACTTTATATAAAGTATTTATATTTATAGAATAACAATAAAATAAAAAATTATTTAAAAATGGCAAGAACGATAAAATTAAAAGAATCTGATTTAACTAAAATTGTTAGACGAATAGCTAACGCTAAAACTAATATATTTGAGGAGAAAAAAGATAAAAAAAGACGTAAATGGTTTGTAAAAGCAATAATTGATATTATTACAACTATAGGTGCGGCTTCTGATGGAAGATTAAAGAAAAATATTAAAAAAGTTGGTAAATCACCATCAGGTATACCTATTTACGAATTTGAATATAAAAACAAAGCTAGATTTGGTGGTGGTACATATAGAGGTGTTCTTGCTGAACACGCACCAAAGAAAGCCGTAAAAACACATTCTAATGGGTATAAAACGGTAGACTATGGAATGATTGATGTTGCTTTCGAAGAAATTAAGCCAACTAAAAGAAAATCTATTAGATTAAAAGAATCTGATTTAACAAATGTTATTAAAAGAGTCATAAACGAAAAATTATATGAACCATTTGATATTGATAGACTAGGAAACCCAGGTGGTACATTTCCAGATAATCCATTTGATGATTTTGGTGGTTTTGGGGGTATGAGTCAAGGTGGTGGTTCTGACGACCCAATGGCTAGAGGTAATGAAGAAATGGAATTTGATGTTGATATGAAATCCGATAGACCTTCTGGTATGATGATGACTCCAGATGAACAAAAGAGAATGGGTGCGAAGATAATGGGTGCTAGTGAAGAACTTGCCGCTTTTGAAGCTGATATAGCTAAGGAGCCGACAGGGAGAGAAATACCATGGGCTTCGGAAGCTATAGCATTAATTAGAAAAGCAGGTCAAGAAATGTCTGCTGGTAATTTAAGTAGAACTACTATAGACGAAATAAATACAGCGAAGAAACGTAGTTGGTGGAAAAAACTTATCGCATGGATTGATAATTTACTTCATGAGTGTTCATGTAATGGAGGTCCATGGGGTCCTTGTCCTTGTTAAAACAATAAATTAAATATACTGAATTATAAAACCCTACAGAAATGTGGGGTTTTTTTTATTTAATAACTTAATATTTATAGTATATGAAAAGAAGTTTAATTCTTACAGAAAGACAATTAACAAAATTAGTTAAAGAGATAGGTGAAGTAATGACTACAGAAAAAATACGTGGTTATTCTTTTGATTGGGACGATAATATACTTTTTATGCCTACTGAAATTAAGATGGAAAAAAAAGACGGATTAGATTGGATACCGGTTAATGTGAGTACTGAAGATTTTGCTGATGTAAGAAATGATAGTGATTATAGATTGACAGACCACGCTTTTATGGATTTTGCTAACCCACAAACTTTTATAACAGATGTTAGAAAGGCTATAGAAGAAGAAAAGTTTGCACCTAGTTTTGAAAAATTTAAAGAGTCAATAATGTATGCTAACCCATTTTCTATTATTACAGCTAGAGGTACACCCCCAGCAGCAATAAAAGAAGGTGTAAGATTGTTAATTGGTATGACTTTTGAACCTAACGAAGTTAAAAATATGTTAGAAAATATAGAAAAAGTTTATCCATCCACAAGTGAAATGAATATGGAGGAAAAAATAGACTTTTACCTATCCCAAAACGACTATTCGCCGGTATCGTCTCCAGAATTTAAAGATAAATTTGGTTTAGATTCAGACGCTGATAGTCCAGAAGAGGGTAAAAAAATAGCTTTAAAAGATTATGTAGAAAAAGTTGTTAATGGAGCTCAAAAATTAACCAACGGTGAGTACGATAAACTTAGTATTGGTTTTAGTGATGATGATAGAAAAAATATAGATGCTGTTATGGATTATATTAAAAAAGAATTATCTGTAGAATATCCTGGGGTAGAATTTTTTATTTATGACACATCACAAGGAGAAAAAAATAAGATTATAATATCTAAGATTGATAGTTAATATTATTTTGCTGCAAACGTATATTTATATATAAACTAGTAAATACTAAACTTAACTAATATTTATTAACAAATAAAAAAATTAAAAATTAAAAAACATGGCCGATTTATTAATGAAAATGCCCGTACCGTATGAACCAAAGAAAAAGAATAGGTTTATAATGAGATTTGATTCATCTTTAGGTATTAACGAATGGTACGTAGAAAGTACTTCAAGACCACAAGTTACTATAGGTTCTGTGGAGATACCTTTCTTAAATACGTCAACATACGTAGCTGGTAGATTTGTATGGAACACTATTAATGTTACATTTAGAGACCCAATCGGACCGTCAGCTTCACAAGCATTGATGGAATGGGTAAGATTACACGCAGAGTCAGTAACTGGTAGAATGGGTTACGCTGCAGGATATAAAAAGAATATAGACTTAGAAATGTTAGACCCAACAGGTGTGGTAGTAGAAAAATGGGTACTACAAGGTTGTTTCTTAACAGATGTTAACTTTAATGATTTATCTTATAGTGATGAGGGAATGGCCAATATAGCAGCAACACTAAGACCAGATAGATGTATATTAGTTTACTAATTTAACTTTAAACATATATTTAAGAAACCCACAATTATGTGGGTTTTTTGTTTTATAATACTTATAGTAGATATTTGTGAATTTTTATTCACTTCTTAAATAATTTTTTATATTATTGTTAATAAAAGAATATACAATGGAAAATTTACAACAAAATGAAATAGACCCGTCAATTCCGTATGACTTAGTGGAATTACCATCTAAAGGTGTCTTTTACAAAAATCAGAAAAAATCTTTAAAAGTTTCATACCTAACAGCAGCCGATGAAAATATTTTAACATCACCTAATTTATCAGAGTCTGGTGAATTAATGGATACCTTATTGAGAGCTAAGGTTTTAGATAAAGATGTTGATGTTGTAAATTTAGCCGAATGTGATAAACAAGCTATATATGTATTTTTAAGAAATACAGCATTTGGTCCAGAATATAAATTTAGTTTAAAAGACCCAGAAACCGGAAAGGAGTTTGAACACACTGTAGACCTTTCAGTCTTAAGAAGTAAAGAAGTGGACACTAAACCTAACTCAGACGGAACTTTTGACTACACACTACCTAAATCAGGTAAAAAATGTAAATTAAGACTACTAACACCTGAGGATACGAAATATTTCCAAACACTAGAAGAAAGTTACAAAAGTATGAAAGTAAAACCTATGGCCACAAAAAAACTAGAAAAGTGTGTTGTGGAAATAGATGGTGAAAAAGACCCAATGACTATATCTTTAGAAATACACAAATTACCTTTATTTGACGCACAACAGATTAGAAAATTTTTAAGTATAGTTGAACCTGGTTTAGAATTAGAGAGAGTAGCTAAATCACCATCTGGTAAAGATGTTAATTTTACTATTAATTTTGGTTTAAACTTTTTTCGTCCTTTCTTCGGGCTATAGGTATGCCCTGTTGGAAGAGATTTACTACCTAACTAAAAACTTTAATTTTACCAGAGAAGACATTTTAAAAATGCCAATATTCGAAAGAAGGTTCTACCTTAACAAATTTTCAGAAGAAATCCAACAAAGAAATCAAGCAATAGAGACAGCTAGAAACAAAAACAAAAGATAAAATATTTATATACAAACAAATGTATGTATAAATTATCTTTACAACTTAAAATAGAGAGTTTTCTATCCAAAGGAAAACCTTATCTAGCTTCCCACCCAGAATTAGGAGTGCCTTTAGGTGTGTTTAACACTTATGACGAACCCGATTATCCATCTAGGGTTAAATCCATTAAAAAATTAGGGAAAAAAGGTAACCCACTATCTCTATCATTAGCTAAAAAATTAGGAGTTAAAAACCCAATACCTTCATTTGCTGATGTTGTTTTTCAAGATAGTAATGGTGATGAGGTTAGAATTGATAAATCTGAATTTGAAAAAGTCTTAAGAAAGGAAGGTTATACTAAAGGGTCTACTGGTAGTGATACACCGTATAGAGATTATGACCTTTTAGGTGAAAGTCAAAATGTATTATTAGAATTAAGTAAACAAAGAAGTCAAGCAGATTTAACACTTAGAGATACGATGGGTATGATACAATCTCTTGTTGGTTTAAGTGAAGGTGGTGCTGGTGCAAAAGCAAGAGGGTCTATGGAGGCCTACCTAGATATTTTATCACTTACGGACAGTATGCGTAAAGGTATCATCAAAGAAATGGGGATGGATGAAATCTTCATGGATGATATTATATTGAGTATAACAGACGCAAGTAAAGAATTAGCTGGTTTTGCTTTAACAGCTAACGATGTTTATAAAGTTTTACAGGGGGTCAGTCAAGAAACAGGTAGAGCATTTTTAATACCTAAAGAGGCCTTAGTTAATGCAACAAAACTTGAGGAATTATATAACATAGATATGGCCAATGTTATTAGTGAATTTGATAAAATTGGTGTTGGAGCTATAGAGGCTACCGAAACAACTAATAGAGCTGTAGCTACAGCTGGTAGGTATGGTGCCACAGTATCAAAACTTCTCCCAAAAGTACAACAAAATATAGCTAAAATTAATACTTACGGATTTAAAAACGGTGTTGATGGTTTAACTAAGATGGTCGCAGAATCCCAAGTACTGGGTTATAATTTTGAAAATGTTATGGTGATGGCTGATAAAGCGTTTACACCTGAAGGTGCGATAGATATGGCAGCTAAACTACAAATGATTGGTGGAGCCGCTAGTGAATTACTGGACCCATTCCAGTTAATGTATATGGCTCAAAATGATGTTGAAGGTTTAAAAGACGCGATTGTAAAAACAGCAGAAAGTGCTGTAACATTTAATAAAGAAACTGGTGAATTTGGAATATCACCAGGAGAAAGAATGAGGTTAAAAGCCGTAGCTGACGCTACCGGACAAGATTATACTAATCTCGCTGAAACAGCAATTAAAGCAGCTAAAAGAACTCAAGCAATTGGTAAATTAGGTGGGATACCAGAACTTAGTCAACAAGATAAAGAATTAATAGCCTCTATGGCTGATATACAACCTGATGGAACATTTAGTGTGAAATTAGGAGACATGGGTGACGACTTATCTTTTAGTCAGTTACAAGAACAAATAGCTTTAGAAGGTAACATGCAAGGTGGTATTATGGATAAACTAAGGACACAATCTGAAAAAGATGCGATGGACTTAGACGCTGTTAATAAAGCACAACTTACCGTACAAGAAGGTATGGCGGCGAATACAGCTATTATACAAAATCTTTTAACAGAAGCCGCAGCAAGTGGTGTCCTAGGAACATCAGCTTCGGAATTAGCTAGTCAAATCGCAAAATCTGGATTAGGTGATGAGTTATTAAGTGGTACTATAATAGGTGGTAAAGATTTAGCTTCTTTGTTAGAAAGTTCTGGTGGTATGATTGGTAATGTAGCTAATGAAGCTACTGGTAAGGCGATAAGTGGTGCTTTTAAAGGTTCACAAGAGGATTTTGAAAAAAGAACTAGTAACCCAGCAACTGGAGGTTTATATTATGGTGGTGGTTTAGAACCTACCGCGATGGACATGTCAAACCCAAAAGAAATAGAGAATTATTTACAAAATACACCAGAAGGTCAAGAATTAATAAACAATTATGTAAATAACACAGTAAATACAAACAATCAAAATATGTCAGATAGTGGTGAGGTAAAAGTTGTTTTTTCACCATTAGAAATAAGGTATGATGGTAATACAATAAGATTAACACCAAACCAAGTTAGAGAAGTACTACCACCATTATTTGATGAAATTGCTTTAGGTGTTAGTCAAAGCGGTTCAAAATCTACAACCCCTAGCTAGAAATGGTTAGATAAACTATTTATAATAAACCGTTTAAATTATGTCAATAGGTAAAAATACAGGAAAAAACTACCCATTCACCCAAGGAGACTTTAACATTTCACTTTTGGGTACACAAAGAATTAGGGAAGCTTTACTAGCTAGAAATTTAGATGGTTCGTATCTAGATAGAGGTAATCCTATACCACCTAATGGTGACCAACAACCCGGTAGTGTTGTAGTATCTTCACAAGTTTGGAAATCAGTAACAGATTCTCCATTACCTGAAGAAGTTACAGATACTAATGGAATACCATTAAAAGAAACACAATTTTTAGTAAACAAGTATGGTCCTCAAACAGGTTACGGTAACCCACTTTCAGTTAATGTTGTAAATTTAGTTAGTGAAGCTCAGTTAGAATATATAAGCCCTAATACTCTACAACCACAAGGATTTAAACCTGGAATTTCATTTGATAACTTTTCCTACTCAAACTACACAGCTATAGAAGTATTACAATCAGTAACTAGTAATAATGGAAACCTAGTTACTGTAAATTCAATGGTCCTAGATGACTCAATCCTAATAAAATCATCATTTCCTTATTTAAAAGATAATTTAGGTTATAATATAGCTCAATTTGATTTTGACATTAGTGACGAAGGTTCCGCCACTTCAAACCTAACAACATCACCAGGAGCTTTAATACCACCAAAATCAGATTACCTATCTAGACTAGAAGGTGTATTTTCAGTAGAATCACCTATACCAGGTAATTATTTTTTACCGGTTACACCATTAGATATTAATAGTATCGCTGGACAAGGAGCTAATAACATAGCTCAAGTAACTATGGCCGGTCAAGCTTCAGCGATATTAAATTCTATATGGAATGGGATAGCAAACTCTAACCCATTACCTAACACACCATTAAGTGTACCCGCACCATCAGATAAGTTTATAGAGTATATGGGTAAAGACCAACAATCTTTACTATTTAATAATCTTAATTATAACATCTACAGACCAGATTATACTAGAGCACAGGTAGACCCATCAGTAAAAGCACCACTTTCATATTACTATGTGGGTAGTAAAAATACAGAACCAGGTTTAATACAATCACCTATTGAAGCAACACCTAAAGATGTTTTTGGTAGAGAAATCAGAGCTTTAGTTTATGGTCCATCAGAAGTTTATAAAGAATTTGATAATGTAGACGGTAGAGCTCTATGGAGATACTATCAAATAGGTTCTTTGGGTAAAGCTACCATAGATGGTGGAACAATTGAAGGTGGGTTTACTTGGTTTGGAAAAAATTCAGTACAGTCGATAGACTCGTCTATGATGTTCTTTTCCACAAGGTCTGATTTAAAACCAAAAAAGAAAGGTGGTTTATTAGATTATACACAAAATTTAATGGATTCAGCACCACCATTTGGGGGTGCAAAATGGAAACACGCGGGTAACGCTATAGACCAGGTATCCAAAATTTTTAATGACGGATATAAAAATATATCCAAAGGTTCTAGAGTTGTTGACTTTATACCTGGTGAAGTAGTTTGGAATTGTGTGGAATATTGTAGAGCTTGGACTAAAGATAGACCATATACCAGATATAAAGATTTAGTTAGAAGTGGTGGTAACATGTGGAAAAATACAGATTCTGTTTTAGATTCTACATTTAATTTAAATATAGCACCTACAAATTTAGATGGTGGTAAGTCCACAACAATGCCAGATGGGACTAAAGTTAAAAAATATATGTTTTCTGTTGAAAATTTATCTTGGAGAGGAACAAGTGAACATACAAAATTACCGGCTTCAGAAAAAGGACCTAATGGTGGTAGGATAATGTGGTTCCCACCATATGATATACAAGTTGGTGATACTAATTCTACTAGTTGGAGTCCAACAAATTTCCTAGGAAGAACAGAACCAATATACACTTATAACCATACGGAAAGATTAGGTACTCTTTCTTGGAAAATAGTAGTTGACCACCCATCTATATTAAATTCTATAATAGATACACAATTAAAAGGTATGCCAGACGCGGAAGCCGATGCTATTTTAGAGGCCTTTTTTGCTGGGTGTAGAAAGTACGACATATACCAACTAGCAGAACAATACCCTAACTTAAGTTTCGAATTTTTAAATCAAGTACAAGTGTCGTTAGCTGGTGGGTCAAAAGATGTTACAGATGATTATAATGCCGACCAAAACAATACTGTTTTAGATAATTTATCCTCTGAAACAGATATGGGTGGTCACTTAACTGAAGAACAGGCACAACAAATTGAAAATAATCAAAATAAGGATGCTGAAAATGGACACTTAAATGTTGACAATGTTAATCAAGGGACTGTTAATGGTGGGTTTAGAATTGGTTACACAGATAAGAAAGCTACAATTACTAGTATAATTAGAAAACTACTAGGAGAATCCAACTACTTTACATTTTTAAGAGAACAATATCCATTTATATATCAATCACTAAGAGATAATTTAAAGTTTTTCCATCCAGCTTTCCACGCTATAACACCTGAGGGGTTAAATTCTAGACTAACATTTTTACAACAATGTTTAAGACCTGGAAAAACCATACCTACAGTGACAGAACAAGGAACTACCATGGTTGACGCTGATAATACGGCTTTTGGACCACCACCAGTATGTGTATTAAGGATTGGTGATTTTTACCATTCTAAAGTTGTTTTTGATTCTATAAGTTTTAGTTACGATGAAAACCTTTTAGATTTAAATCCAGAAGGTATAGGGGTACAACCAATGATAGTTAGTGTACAAACAAACTTTAAATTTATTGGTGGTCAAGGATTGGATGGTCCTGTTAGTGAATTACAAAATGCATTATCATTTAGTTATTTTGCGAATACAGAATTATACGATGAAAGAGCACAAAAAGTACCGGTTTCAGATTTCGATTCATTTAAAACACCATCTGAAGTAGCTGAAGATTTCCAAAACTTCTTTAAAAATCCAGAAGGTGGTACGGACGCTTCTATGGGTGAAACTGGTGAAACAAATAAACAAGGACATTTAGAAGAAACTGAGTAATGGCATTATTAACTGGAGAAACAAAATACAAAGTACTATATAATACATTTTTAACTAATGCCAAAAATTATAGTGAATTTATCAATACAGGTTTTATAGATTTATATACAAAAAAAGGACATGGAGTTTTAGAGGAATCGTTTAGGTATGTTAGTTATGAGTGGGGTAACATAATGGACACCAACCCAAACCTTGTAGGATTTCCAAAAGAATCATTAAAAAGAATAGATGAGAAATATTTAGAACTAACAAATTCTATAACAGCACAAACAACAGGTATACAACAAGAATTACCTTTTGGGGCCAATACTGAAGATAGAGAATATGTTAAAAAAGTTTTATTAAAATACGTAAAAAGTTCTTGGGTAGATTTACGAGGATTATTTTTAGAGTTTTTAATTGAATTAAGAGATAGACAATTACAACTAACAAACTCAATAGATAAACTAAATTTAATTTCTTCTAGTGTAGGTGGTTACTTAACAGGTAGTTCTAATAATGGTTTAGTTAGCTTTAATTTAACAACAGGAACAAGTACTACTAATTTAATATCGGAAGTCTCGGCTACTTCTGAAACTTTAGAAATTTTTTGTTCAAACGCATACGGTTCAGTAACTCCAGAATATACAAATAAACTACCATACCCAAACGAATACTTATTTTTTATTGATAAATTAATGAGTGAAGATATAATTAGGTATATGGATTCACATACTCGTTATGAGTATGCTGAAAAATTAACATCACTTAGGTCAAATCAATTAATTAAAGACCTAACAAAATCTAGAACAAAATATAGTGATGGTATTAAAAAAGAAATTGTAGAAACTTATAAAACAAATTTATTAAAATTTGGAATAACCTTATTAAATTATGATACAAAAAAATATAGGAATTATTTTGAAAAAACAGAACTACCTAGTAAGTTAAAACAATTAAAAGGCACACCTAAAGCTGTAGATAGTTTCGAAGTTAACTTTACACAAACCAATAGTGAGTTATCATTAGTGAGGAGGTTTTACGATTCTACTATAATGGGTACCAATAATAGTAGTTATAATTTAAAAATAACAAAAAACATAAGTATAACTTAAAATGTCATATTACAATAGATATAAAGATTTTAGTATTAATGGTGAAACCAAAACTGTACCTTTAATAACAATACCTAAAAAAAGTTCTGATAAGTATTTGGTTTACAAGACTGGTAGAAGTAGATTAGATAAAATATCACAACAAGTTTATAATACACCATATTTTGGCTGGTTAATATTACAAGCTAATCCTGAATATGGTGGTCAAGAGTGGAACATCAAAGACGGTAGAGTTATAAGAGTACCATTTCCATTAACTGTTAGTCTACAAGACTACAAAAGTGAATTAGATAAATATTTCTTATATTATGGCAGATGAAATTATTAACTCAAGTGAAAAGGTATATGTTGAACAAATTTGTGACAATCTAGTTTTAATAGACCCTAATAAAATAACAAGTGCTAATGGTCAAAGTATTGAAGACCGATTAGTTAGGCATGAAGATTTGGTAATTTATATTAATTTGGTGGCTAGAGTTATTCCTAGGTCTAAATTAATAGTTGGTAAAGGAGCTTCTGACACTGGAGTAAAGGTGGATTTGTTTGATGGTGAAATTAATTTTTTAAAACCAGTAGGTAAAAAATCATTGGATAGTGATTGGACCGAAGGATTTACAGACCCTTCAATTAATAAGATAAAAAGACAAGAAGAAACAAACGAAAGAGGACAAACCTTTATTTCTAAAACCATAGAAAATAAAAATGATTTTCAAGGATTTGGGATAAAAAATATAGACATTAAAATAAGTTCTTCTTTTGTTCCAGAAGTAACTATAACATTTGTAGATGTAAGGGGTAAAACATTATTTGAACAGGCAGAAACCAACACACCTTATACAGCATTTTTTCACTTACCATACCCACAATTTGAATTAACGGTCAAAGGATATTACGGACAAGCTGTAAAGTATCAATTAGCTTTAACAAACTTTAAGGCTAATTTTGATAGTAATTCTGGTGATTATAATGTTACCTGTAATTTTATAGGTAATCATATAGCTTTACTAAATGATATAAACCTACAACAGGCTATGTTAGCTCCATATTTATATCCTACCACAACACAAATTTCCGGTAATGAAGATTCAGAACAAAAAGGTTACGGTAGAAAAATTATGGATGAAGTATATGGGATATACAAAGAACTTGAATTAATTCCTCAAAATTTTCCACACTTAACAATCTTTGAATTAATAGGTAAAGTAGAAACCTTTACAGATAATTTAAAGAAAAATTTTAAAAAAGTAGATTTAGAGTTTACAAACGACCAAAAATTGTACCAAGAAAAACTTAAAACATTCTATAATTCTATTTTTGGTACCAATGGTTGGGTGGAAAATTATATAGATAAAAGTTCTGAAATATTACTAGATGTTAGTGTGGGTTCTTCTACTGGTGATGGTAAAAAAATTGTAGCTAGAGCTTTTAAATTAAAAGAAACAACAACTGAATATATACAAGATGCCGAATCTAAATTAGAGTATATTATAGAAGGTTACAAAAAAATACTAGGTGAAAATCAAACTTTCGGTTTAAATCAAGGACCTGGTTCTGTAAATTTAGTAAAAGATTTTAAAGTTGAAAATCAAAGAGCTAGAAGTAATAACGCTAAAAATATAAATGAAGTACCAGAACAAGGTTGGTATGTTTTAGATGATACCCCTAAAAGTTTTGGTGGTGTTTTTACTAGAGTTTTAGAGGAGTTTGAAAAAAATTATAATGAAATACAGGATGAAGTAACTAAAAAACTAAATAAAGTATTTAAAGAAAGTTTAACAATAAACCCTACCATTAGAAATTTAACAGCTATAGTTATGGCTGGTGTAGACACTTATTTAAGGATTTTAGATAAAGTACATACTGACGCTTTTGAACAAAGAAATAATCCTGATAGAATAAAAGCTGTAATTACTGATAAACAAAGTTACAAAGACGCTGTAAAGGGTGAAACAACTGTATTTCCTTGGCCTCAGTATTATGAGTTTGATGACCAGGAAAATAAACTAGTATTAAAATATCCTGGTGCAGCTGGTAGTCTATCTATCACAAAAGCTTATAGTAAAAAGATATGGCCAGAAGTTGAGTTTATAGAGGAATATACAAAATCTGTTTTAACTAGAAAAAATGAGGCACCAACACCAATAAGTAACGAAACTAAATTTATTGAAGTAACACCCATATCGGTTAGAGAGTTTCCATTTAACAATGAAGCTTATAAAAATACAAACCAACTAAGAACAAAATTTAATTTATTATGGGAAATAATTGATAGAGCTGAAGATTTCACCAACTATGTTGGGGTAACCGGGTACCAACTAGGAAAACCACAACAATTATCCGACACAATAATACAAGCAGCCACCAACGATAGTAAAAATTTAGAATTTGCTATTAAAGAAAATTTAAAACTATCAGAGTTTTTTAAGGATAACGGTTTAGATTATGATAAAGTAATAGAGATGTTAAAATCTACATCACCAGATAAATTTTTATTATGGGACAAATCTAGTTTTATAAACACACCTTACATAAATAATAGAGTAAATAACAATAATATAACTGGTACAAACTTCGGACTATACCCAACAACAAGTATAAAAGAAAAATATACAAGTAATGGTGAATATGGTAAGTACATTAGTTTGTATTTAGAAAGTAAAAAATCAAATGATGCTTTTTTCGATTTTTATCCATTTAACTATACTAATGGTGGTGTTAGATATAGGTTAGCTGATAGTGATAGCATAGCTTCAGGTTCAGACTTTTTTCAAATAGACGAGTTGGGAATACAACCCCAAACAAACGTTTACGGTACAGAAAATCACAAACTATTTTTTTCAAACCTAAATTGGGAAAGTGACAAATATGGTAATTTTGGTATAATGACCAAACCAGACCAATTAGATGTTATAAAAACGTTTACCCTAGAAACAGATTGGGTTGAGTATTATGATACCACAGAACAAGATATACTCTTACAACCTCTAACAGAAGGTATAAATAATGCTTCTACTTTAAAACAGTGTGTGTCCATGCTAAACACACCTTGGTTTGCAAACGCGATTTATAAAGCAAATACAAAAGAGACAACATCAACTACTGACCCATATGTTGAAGCATCTTATTTATTTTTAAATTCACTACCCTTATCTAGTACTTTAGAAAAGGTTATAAAAGAATTTAATAATAAAAATCAATACGGTGGTTATGTCGCACAATTAATTAAACAATTAGCTGGTTATCATGAGTTACCATATTCTTTTGTCTTAAAATTGGGTTCTATTTGGTGGAACTATAAAACTAACATAGCCCAACCAATTGAAGAAAGTATGTTTGTAGGATTAGGTGGTGACCCAACTACCAATATGGGTGAAGATGGTAATATATCTTGTGATAGATTTTATGTAGACCCTGGATACTCAAACGCTTTTGGGTTTTATGATTTTACACATGATGGTAATATAATACCAGGGTTAAACAATACGGAAATAACACTAGGTCTTTGGCCAAGACTTATTGACGTAACAAATAATATTGTAACTGGTACTAATGTTTTAAGCCCTGTTGGGTCTTGGGTACCAACACCAACACTACAAAATAATTTTATAAACTCATTTCAATTAGAAATACAAAAAGAAGAAAACCTTTCATTTGATAAGGGTGGTATTTCATATAATTTTTATACAACTTTTGCTGATTCAGCTACAATAGGTAATGCTGGGATTAAAGATGTAGATGCGACAACAGACCCTTACTATATATTATACCCATCTATTGGTAGTTTGGTAAATACAGATTTAAGTTTTATGGGTGACAATATAAATACGGCTGGTTTTGATGGTAGTGCTAGATTTTTATGGGCTGGTGCTGGGTATGGTGCTTTTGATGTTAACAATGTGGGTACTCCTGGTTCTTACGGTGCTATATACGGTTGGGTTCCACCTAGTAGTTATATGAAAAAAATTAATAAATCTTTGTCAGAACAAGAAGCTTGGAATATAAACCCTGGTTCAAATTATGATGGCTTTGATGAACTACTATCGGTTTTCCCATCACAAGTTTTAGATGAATTTGAAAAACAATTTTTAAATTTTTCACAGTCACAAAACCCAGACTCTAGTATTGTTGAAGGTAGGTATAATAACTTTAAATCTATTTTTAAAGATTTTATGGTTCTTAAAAAATCTGAAGTAGAATCAGAAAACCCTATAGCTACAACAGAAGAATTATCAAAAAGTCAATATAAAAAATTCTTAAGTGTGTGTAGGATATTTTTAAACCAATCAGTTATTTACAAACACGGTTCAGTTAATGGTTTTGACATAACAGTAACACCATCCACAACACCATCAACAGCAGACACAACCTCAACACTATCATTAATAGATTATATGATGGGTTCAAATGATGGATTAAATTTAGTAAAATTTGATAATTCGGTATTATCACCGACACCATCTTTTACTTTTGCTATTTCACAATATGTTTACCCGAGAGAATACATTTCTTTCGCAAACACTGATTTCAATAGGATAACAAAAATATGTTTTGATTTCTTTAAAGAATATGACATATCCCATACATTAGTATACCAATTTGCACCAATTCTTAAACTTTATGTAACATCTACAGAGCAAAACTCTCCAGGTGGTAATGTAGGTATGGGTAAATCTAATTTTGATACAGCTTTAGATAATATATTTGGAGCTGTAAAACAAACTACAGAATTATATACTAATACATTTTTAAAAGCTATTTCTAAAATAGACCCATTTAAAGCTTTAAATGAATCTTCTACCACCACAAATGATGATTCCGAAGACCAAAGACCTAAAATAGTTGCGGATAATCTAAAATTAGAATTATATCAAGTATTTAAAACATTTAATGATAAGTGGATATCCGGTACTAAAGTACAAGGTGATGATGTAAATACAACTAGGGGTGTTAGTTCTAGTGTAGCTTTTCATAATACAGTAATGGAAAGATTTATGTTTTTAGACAATGCTAATAGAGATATTGGAAATGAGGCTATTGTGGATATCTATTTATTTTTAGGGTTAGACACACCATTTACTGCTGAACCAAGTACTTCTGTAAAACAAACAATAGCTGGATTTATGAGTCACATGTGTAGTGTGAATTATTTTAATTTTATACCATTACCATCATATGTTAATTTTTATAATATGCAAGGTAATAATACACAAGCACAAGGAGATACTATGTTTGGTGCTTTTAAGGAGGTTGATACTACAAAATCTTCACCTAAATACTTATGTCAATATATTGGACCACCATCAACCAGTCTAGATATAAAAAGTTTTAATTATGGATATAATAATGATTCTTTTGTTTTAAATAGAGTAAGTCCAAACCCACTATGTGGTCCTATACCAAATACTGAAAAAGAAAGACAATTAAGTAATAAAGTTATGGCTTTCGCTGTTGATTTTGGAATACCAAACCAAAATGTTTTTGAAAGTATAGCCTTAGACCAATCAGAATTCCCAAACACTAGTGAAGCTTTTAGAATTATGGAAGATATGGGTAAAATGGCCAGTGGTTCAAAAGTGTCAACAAATTCTTTAAATTTATTTAATCTATATAAATCTAGGTCTTATAAGTGTCAAGTAACTTCTATGGGTAACGCGTTAATACAACCAACAACCTATTTTCAATTAAGGTATGTACCTATGTTTAGTGGTCCCTATCTTATTATGGATGTTAATCACAGTATAACACCTAATGATATGTCAACAACATTTACCGGTGTTAGAGTTGGTATTACAAGTTTACCTAAAGTTACTGATATGTTGGCAACAATTCAGGATAAACTATTAAAACAATTTGATGAATTAGAAGAAACAGTATCTACCAATAAAGTGGATACTGAGTTAGACGAATTTAATTTAACAGAGAAAGAATTTGATGATGGAGTTATGGATAGCGAATCTGATATTAGTACATTAGATTTCCCAATACAAGACCCAGTTGACATAAATAAGATTTTAACACCAGAACCTACCCAAGCATTTTGGGCTAGAAGAAAAACAAAAAAGGGAATATCAATGCATAAAGGAATAGACTATCAACCAAAATTAGAATTTGAAGGTACAAATGTAGATATAGTTGCACCTGTTTCTGGAATAATTACCAAAAAAGTTAGTGGTTGTGTCGCTGGAAGTACAGAAAAAGCCAAATCGTGTGGTGGTGGATATGGTAATGTTATATACATAGATAAAGTATTAATTAAACAAACAGATACTACAGGTTGGGTTGAGGGAGCTATATCTAGATACCAATTTAGATTAGCACATATAAAAGAAAATACAATAACTGGGGTTGGAGAAACTGAAGGTATAACTAAAGGTGTTAAAATAGGTGTTATGGGGACCACAGGTAATTCAACAGGGACCCATTTACATTATGAAATAAGGAAATATGTTATTAATAAAAATCTAGGTGAAAATGAAATATTTTTAAACCCAAATAACTTTAATAGTGAATACCTTAAAGAAGAAAAAACAGTATAAATAAGTCTTTAAAGATTTTATTTATATTTAATAATATTTATATAATAAACAATACTATGATAACAGAAAATTTAAAACAAAAATTAGGTAATTTTTTAGGTAAAGCTACAAGCAATATTGTTGAAAACGGTGAAACAACTGAAGGTAAACAAGTTTGTGATTTAGATACTGGAATTTGTTATACGATAAGAAGTAGAGATGGATTAATTGAAAGAGTAGAAAACGAAATCAGAGTAAATAGAAAAGTACAAGTAGAATCACCTAACGGAAAAGTAAAACAATTATTAAATGGCTAATATACAAAAAAGTCTACAAGAGGAACTAAAAAGATTTAATCAAATCGGATATAACGCTACAAACCTAGAGGAACAGATGTTGGGTAGTGTAGGTGGTGGTTCCGGTTTTATGTCAAAACAAGGTGAATCTGAAAGATTAAAAAAATTTACTGAAAGACAACAAGAAATGTCTGAACAAGAAAACCCAGAAGATGATGCAACAGCAGATGTAACTACTTTTGATGAGATGGGTGTTGGTGATGATGTGGAAGATACTTTAGATATTGAAACTACACCACCCACGGACACACCACCAGCAGCACCACCCACACCACCAGTAGTACCACCTACTCCAGCAGCACCACCAGTAGCTGATGGTGAAACTGAAGAAGACGCAACTGAAGTTGAGGTTACTGATTTGGTAGACAAACAAGAAAATTTAGAAAAAAATACTGAAGAGACTAATAATAAATTAGAATCTTTAATGACTATGTTAGATGGTATGGAAGAAAAATTATCAGGAATGGACCAACTAATGAATCAAATTAGTAGTCTAGAACAAAAAATAGAAAAATATAGACCAAAAACAGAGGAAGAAAAAATTGAAATGAGAAAATTAGATTCTGGGCCATACAACCAATCATTAGCTAATTTTTGGGATGACAGTCAGGAAAAATTTGAAGCTCAAGGAAAAACAGAATATGTTTTAAACACAGATGATATACAAAACTTTTCAGACTCAGAAATTCAACAAAGTTTTAACGGTTGATAGTATATAAAAAATAATATATAATTAAAGCTCTAACTTATTTAGGGCTTTTTTTTATGGAATTATTTAACCCATATAATTGACAACCACAAATAAATTAGTTATTATTATCTAAGAAATTAATTATTAAAAAAAATAAAATATTATGAGTTCATTAGACGCTGTATTAGCCCAATACGAAAAAAACAAACAGGCAACATCTTCAAAACCAAGAATGTCAGACGAAGACAGATTAAAACAATATTTCACCATTGCACTACCTAAAGGTGTTAAACAAGGTGAAAAAAGAATTAGAATACTACCAACAACAGACGGTAGTTCTCCATTTAAAGAAGTGTTTTTTCATAACACACAAGTACAAGGTAGATGGATGAAAATTTATGACCCAGGTAAAGATTCAGCGGGTAAGCCAACAGGTGAAAGAAGTCCATTAAATGAAGTTGAAGAAGCACTTAGATTAGCTGGTGACGAACAATCAAAAGAATTAGCAAGACAATACCGTTCACAAAAATTTTACATTGTAAAAGTTATTGATAGAGATAAGGAAGAAGATGGTGTTAAGTTTTGGAGATTTAAACATAATTGGAAAGGGGATGGACCAATTGACAAAATAATCCCTATTTGGAGAAATAAAGGAGATGTTACTGATGTTAATGAAGGTAGAGACTTAATACTTATTTTACAAGCAGTACCATTACCAGGTGGAAGAGGAGAATATACAACAGTATCTTCCGTGATGTATGAAGACCCAGGTAAATTAACAGAAGATAATGCAAAAGGTGTAGAATGGACTTCCGATGAAAAAACTTGGAAGGATGTATACTCTCAAAAACCAGTTGAGTATTTAGAAGCTATTTCTAAAGGTTTAGACCCTGTGTGGGATAGTGAACTAAAAAAATACACGTACGATGACCCAAACGCTAAAACAAATAGTACTGTGGATATGAGTAAAACAACTAACACTCCAGACCCACAAGCAAACCAAAAAGTAGACGAAGATTTACCATTTTAAAAAATATATAGATGGCATTAAAGAAAAGAAGTTTTTCAGACATAAAAAGTAAGTTCTCTAAAAAGGCTAAATTTAAAACAGATAAATTTTTTGACCTAGGACCGGCATTCCTCGACGCTACAGGAATACCTGGTCCAGCCATGGGTCATTTACAGATGTTTTTGGGTCATTCAGATACCGGTAAAACTACAGCTTTAATTAAAACAGCTGTAGATGCACAAAAAAAGGGGGTTTTACCAGTAATACTAATAACGGAACAAAAATGGGGATTTAATTATGCCAAACTATTAGGTTTTGATTGTGAAGAAGTTGTAGATGAAAGTACTGGTGAAATAGATTGGGAAGGATTTTTTCTTTTCAATAACGATTTTCAGTACATAGAACAAATTACAGACTATATAAATTCTTTATTAGATGCTCAAGAAAAGGGAGAGTTAGATTACGACTTATTATTTTTATGGGATTCAGTTGGTTCGATACCATGTAAAATGACTTTTGATGGTAAGGGTGGTAAAATGCATAACGCTGCTGTATTCGCTGATAAAATAGGTATGGGTATTAACCAAAGAATAGGAAAGTCTAGAAGAGAAGACTCAAAATACACAAACACATTAGTGGTTGTAAATCAACCATGGGTGGAATTACCCGATAATCCATTTGGTCAACCAAAAATTAAAGCAAAAGGTGGTGAAGCTTTATGGTTAAATTCTACATTAGTTTTTAGATTTGGTAATCAAAAAAATGCTGGAACTACAAATATTTCAGCAGTTAAAGAAAAAAGAAAAGTTAAATTTGCAACAAGAACTAAAATAACAATTATGAAAAACCATGTTAATGGTTTAGGTTATGAAGATGGTAAAATTTTAATAACACCACATGGGTTCTTGGCTGGAAAAGAAACATCAGAAGAAAAAAAATCAATAGAAAAATACAAACAAGAATACGCCTCTTTTTGGTCTGACCAGTTAGGTGTGGGGGGTGAATTCGACACAAAAGAAGAAAAAGAAAATGAATAGTATAAAAGTAGGGAAAAAAGTAAAAGTACATTACATAGGTACGTATGAAGATGGTAAAGAATTTGACAACTCAGTCTCAAGAAAAGAACCACTAGAGTTTAATATTGGTGATGGTAGGGTACTAAGAGATTTTGAAAATACTGTTAGAGGTATGAAAGAAGGTGAAAAAAAATCAATATTTATACCATTAGAACAAGCATATGGTAAATATGAAGAACAAGCAGAAATAAAAGTACCAAGAGAAGACTTCCCAAAAGAGTTCAGATTTATAATTGATGAAAGAATTGAGGGTAATACAAAAAGTGGTAAGGCAGCCACAGCTACAATAGTAGAGGTTACCAAAAAAGAAGTTACTTTAGATATGAACCATCCTTTGGCTGGTAAAAATTTAAATTTTGAAATTGAACTTTTAGAAATAGAAAACTAGTATTTAACCTTTAATTATAAAAAATTGACCAAAACACTTCTTGTTGACGGAAACTCATTATTACAATTAGGATTTCACGGATTAAAAAACTTCCAAGATAAAGAAACTAATCTAGGGGCTGTTTTTTATTTTCTTAATACAATAAAAAGATTAATATCGGAATATAATTTTAATAAAATTGTAGTAGCGTGGGATGGTAAAAAAAATTACGAAAGTAGAAGAAATATATACCCACAATATAAAATTAAAAGAATCAATAAAAGATTAACTGAAGAAAAACGTGAATCCCTATATTCACAAAAAGTAAGAGTACAACAATATCTAGAAGAAATTTTTATTAGACAATGTGAGTTTAAGGGTCATGAAGCTGACGACTGTATAGCTTTTTATAGCCTACAAAATAAAAAAGAAAAGATTACAATACTTTCAAACGATAGAGACCTAACCCAGTTAGTTTCTAAAACTACAGATTTAAAATTATTAAATAATTTACAGATAGTTAAAAAAGGAGATAAAATTAAATTTGAAAAACATATAGTTCCTGTAGAAAATGTAAAATTAATTAAAATTATATGTGGTGATTCTTCTGATGATATAAGTGGTATTAAAAATGTTGGAATAAAAACTATAATTAATTTAGTACCAGAGATATGTGATGAAGAAATAAAACTTGAAAAGTTTTTATCTATTTGTAAGGATAAATACGAAAAAGGTAATAAAAATTTTAGATTAAAAAATATTGTAAAAGGTATTACTAAAGAGGGTGAATTAGGTGATGACTTTTTTAAAAGAAATAAATTTTTAGTTGACTTAAGTGTGAGTTTACTACCTGAACAAGAACAAAAAGAAATTAAACAATTAATAAACGAAAATATGGACCCAGAAGGGCGTTCATACAAAAACCTATTAAGAATGATGATGAAAGATGGTTTATTTAATTTTATTGGAAATTCCGATGAATCTTTCTTAAATTTTACTAAACCATTTTTAACATTAACCAGAATAGAAAAAAATAAATTTAAAAAAATTTTATAAAATGAAACAATTTGAAGAAAAAGAAAAGTTTGAATTCGTATTATCAATAAAAGATAATATTATATGCCAAAGATTTTTTACAGTAAGAAATCACAACCCAAAAACTATAAAGTCAATTGACCTTTATGAAACTGTTAAATACATAAAAGATATTATAAATCATGAGTTAATTTTAAAAACTATAGATATTATTGATGAATTTTATAAAGAAGATGTGTCAAAATTACAGGAAGAAAAAGAGTATTTTACGATAACTATTAAAAAAGGAAATCATTTAATTATGCAAAGAATTTTCCCTGCCGACATTTATCCACCTAAAGTAAAATTTTCTGTAGATATTAGACCACAAATTTCTTACATACTTAGAGAGTTAACTGACGTTTTGTCAGACAGAAAACCATATTGTTACTACCTAGATAAACAACTTTAAATAGTAATTTTAATATTTATTTCTAAACAACATTATATGACAAATACCGAAAATTTTGGATACCTAGGATACAACTTCCAACTAAAAATACTAAATCTAATTATTACTGATAAATTGTTTGCACAATCTATAATTGATAGTATACAGTCAAAATATTTTGACAATCAATACTTTAAATTAATTATGCAAATGATGAAAGAATATCACGAAAAGTACCATAGTATTCCATCTTTTGAAGGTATAGAACAATTAACACAATTAGAAATTTCTTCTGAAATGGCTAAAAAGTGTGTTATTGATATGTTAAGGGATATAAAAGAGGCTTCTTTTGAAGACCATTTGTTTATAAAAGAAAAAACAATAAAATTTTGTAAACAACAAGAATTAAAAAAAGCTATTAGAAAAGTAGAAACTATTTTAGAAAAGGGTGACTTTGAAAGTTATGATTTATGTGAAGAGTATATAAGAGAAGCCATCAGTATTGGTGAAGGTGATGAAGGTACTGTTGAAGTTTTCCAAAATTTAGAAGATGTTTTAAAAGATGATTATAGACACCCAATCCCTACTGGGATAGACGGCATCGACAATTTATTAAATGGTGGGTTGGCAAAAGGAGAGTTGGGTGTGATATTAGCACCTACCGGTGTAGGTAAGACTACAATACTAACAAGGTTCGCTAATACAGCTTTTAATATGGGGTATAACGTGTTACAAATATTTTTTGAAGACAACCCTAAAATCATACAAAGAAAGCACTTTACCTGTTGGACGGGGATAGAACCTCAAAAACTAAGTGACAATAAAGAAAAAGTACTCTCAAAGGCTGATGAAATGAAAACAAATGGTGGTAAACTAATATTGAAAAAGTTAGCCTCAGATGAGTTTACCATTGCACAAATTAAAAACCAAATTAGAAAAATAACAGCAGAAGGTACAAATTTAGATATTGTTGTCTTAGACTATATAGATTGTGTGATACCGGATAGAAGTTATAATGATGAGTGGAAGGGTGAAGGTTCAGTTATGAGAAAATTTGAAGGTATGTGCCATGAGTTGAATCTAGTAGGTTGGACCGCCGCACAAGGTAATAGGTCTTCTATTTCATCTGAAGTGGTTACTACTGACCAAATGGGTGGGTCAATAAAGAAAGCTCAAGTTGGACATGTCATAATTTCAGTGGCAAAAACACTACAACAAAAAGAACTTGGTTTGGCTACTATCGCTATAACTAAGTCTAGATTAGGTCAAGATGGTATTATATTTGAAAATTGTACATTTAATAATGCTACATTGGAAATTAATACTGAATCTACACAAACCTTCTTAGGTTTTGAAGAAGACAAAACACAAAGAAACCGAAAAAGAGTTATGGATGCTCTAGAAAGAAGAGAAAAAATATTAAATAAATAAAATAAAAATAAAAAATATGGAAATTTCGAACAAAATTTTATCGGATATTACTGTCTACATGAAGTACGCAAAATATCTACCAGAACTAGAAAGACGAGAAACTTGGGAAGAGTTAGTTACTAGGAATAAAAATATGCACATTAAAAAATACCCAAATTTAAAAAATGAAATAGAGGATAAATACAAACTAGTTTATGATAAAAAAGTATTACCATCTATGAGGTCAATGCAATTCGGTGGTAAACCGATTGAGATATCTCCAAATAGAATTTATAATTGTGCGTACATGCCAATTGACCATATTGATTCATTTAGTGAATGTATGTTCCTATTACTAGGTGGAACTGGTGTTGGATATTCGGTCCAAAAACACCATGTAGCAAAATTACCAGTTATACAAAAACCATACCCAAAAAGAAAAAGAAGATTTTTAATTGGAGATTCAATTGAAGGGTGGGCAGATTCTATTAAAGTTCTTATGAAATCCTATATGAATGGTGGTGGTTCTAGAATAGAATTTGATTATTCTGATATTAGAGCAAAGGGAGCAAGGTTAATAACGTCAGGAGGAAAAGCTCCTGGACCACAACCTCTTAAAGAATGTTTAGTTAAAGTTGAAGGTATTTTATCTGGTAAAGAAAATGGTGAACGACTTACAACAATTGAAGTTCATGATATAGTTTGTTACATAGCTGATGCGGTATTAGCTGGAGGCATTAGAAGAGCTGCTTTAATTAGTTTATTTTCAGCTGATGATGACCTTATGATTGGTTGTAAAGCTGGTAATTGGTGGGAATTAAACCCACAAAGAGGTAGGGCTAATAACTCTGCTGTATTAATGAGACATAAAATAACCAAAGAGTTTTTTATGGACTTGTGGAAAAGAGTTGAATTATCTAATTCTGGTGAACCAGGAATCTATCTGAACAATGATAAAGATTGGGGAACCAATCCGTGTTGTGAAATAGCATTAAGACCATATCAGTTCTGTAACCTTTGTGAAGTGAACGTTTCAAACATCGAATCACAAGAAGACCTAAATGAAAGAGTTAAAGTCGCGGCTTTTATCGGGACGTTACAAGCTGGATACACTTCATTTCATTATTTAAGAGACGTTTGGAGAGAAACTACAGAAAAAGATGCTCTTATTGGTGTGTCTATGACTGGGATTGGTTCTGGTAAAGTACTTAATTATGACACTAAAAAAGCTGCAAGTTTAGTTAAAAGAGAAAACACAAGAGTTTCTAAATTACTAGGTATAAATGCAGCAGCTAGAACAACAACAGTTAAACCAGCTGGTACAACTTCATTAACTCTAGGTACATCATCAGGTATTCATGCATGGCATAATGATTATTATATTAGAAGAGTTAGAGTTGGTAAGAATGAAGCTATTTATACTTACTTAAAATTAAACCACCCAGAATTGGTTGAAGATGAATATTTTAGACCACATGATACCGCAGTAATATCTGTCCCACAAAAAGCCCCAAAAGGTGCAATTATGAGAACGGAATCTCCTTTTGATTTGTTAGAGAGAGTTAAAAAAATTGCTACAGAGTGGGTTAGAAGTGGGCACAGAAAAGGTTCAAACTCACACAACGTATCAGCAACTATTTCATTAAGAGAAAACGAATGGGATTCAGCTGGTGAATGGATGTGGGAAAATAGAAAACATTATAATGGATTATCTGTACTACCTTATAATGGTGGTACATATACTCAGGCACCATTTGAGGATATTACTAAAGAAAAATATGAAGAAATGATGAAATCATTAACTAATGTAGACTTAACTAAAGTTGTGGAGTTAGATGATAATACAGATTTATCTGGTGAATTAGCTTGTTCAGGTGGTCAATGTGAAATTGATGTCGATTTAAAATCTTTAGAAAAAAATGGAAAAGAAACTGAACTAAGTGAAACACAAATTTAGTAAAGAAATATTATATCACTTTAATTGTGGTAAATGTAACAAATGGTGGTCAATTGCTGACTACCATTTGTTTTCTAATAATGTACCAGAAAATGAAAAAAAGGTATCTATGTTAATAACATGTCCATACTGTGGACACAAAGAAGAAATAAAAGAGATAGATAATGAAAAGAAATGATGATTGGATTAGTGAACTACACTATAAAGAATTTTTAAAACCAAAATTACAACCAAAAGATTTTTATTGGGAAAATGGTACTATGGTAATGACAGAGGAGTATCATATAAAAAGAGGTAGTTGTTGTGGTAGTGGTTGTAGACACTGTCCTTTTTGGCCATCACACCTTAAGTTAAATAAAGAACTTAGAAGTGATATTTATATTAATAATGAAAAACCTGATTAAAAAAATATTAAGAGAAGAGTCGTATTGGCAACCCCAAGATGATAGAAAATGGGAATTACTAGACAAGGATGTTAAATATATTGTTGAAAGACTTATCGAACGTCATAAATCTAACTGGGGTAATGACGAGTACGCCGTAATATCAGCAATAGAAGAAATTCTAGAGGGGATGTTTCAAAGAGTTAATAGATAATCTAAACTATAGTATTTATTTAATATGACAATAGCTAGAGAAAGATATGGTATAGCTTTTCCCTTTCAAGACAGTGATAGTGGATTTTTTTTAAAAACAACAACCACAGTCGCGGAAGAGACAAAAGCTGATTTAATACACCTTATATTAACAAGAAAAGGTTCTAGATACTTTTTACCAGATTTTGGTACAAGACTATATGAATATATTTTTGAACCACTAGACAGTACTACTTTCCAAGCTATAGATTCCGAACTTAGGGATGTCATAAAAAAATACGTACCTAATATTATAGTAAATGAAATAAAAATCGAAAATTTAGAAGATGTTAGGAAAAACGAAAAAAATATTAATGATTCCAATCACCCATCTATAGCTTCTAAAGCTAGTGAAATAGATACCGATTTAGATGATAGGATTTATAGGGTTGCTGGTGATGGTACGGAAGAATATACAGCTAAAATCTTTATTGATTATAGCATAAAAGATGATGTCTTTGGTACTAGAGACTTTATTATTATAAATTTATAATATGGCAGAGAAAAAAATAGCTTACACAGAAAGAGATTTTCTAGGTTTAAGAAATGAACTACTAAGATTAACTAATATATACTATCCAGACCTAATTAAAAACGCTAACGATTCGTCAATATATTCAGTTTTTTTAGATTTAAATGCGGCAGTAGCTGATAACTTACATTTTAATATTGATAGAAGTTTACAGGAAACAGTATTAAATTTTGCACAAGAAAGAAGTTCTATTTTTAATATAGCTAGAACTTACGGTTTAAAAATACCAGGAAATAGACCATCTATAACTTTATGTGACTTCTCAATAGTAGTACCAGCTAGAGGGGATAAAGAAGATGCTCGTTATTTAGGTTTTTTAAGAAGAGGGGCTCAAGTAAGAGGTGGTGGTCAAGTATTTGAACTATCAAATGATTGTGATTTTTCTTCACCCTATAATGTTGAAGGTGTTGTAAACAGGACAAAAATTCCTAATTTAAACGCTAATGGTGTTATACAAAATTACACAATAACTAAAAGAGAAGTTGTAGTAAACGGAGTCACTAAAATATTTAAAAAAGAAATAACAGATATAGACAGTAAGCCATTCTTTAAATTATTTTTACCAGAAAGAAACGTATTAGGGGTTACATCCGTAATACAAAAAGAAGGTTTAGGTTATACAACATTACCTTCATCACTAGAGTTTATAACAGCTAATGACAATAAATGGTATGAAGTACAAGCGTTAGCTGAATCTGAAATTTTTGAAATAGACCCTAGTACTCCCGCTGACGAACCAGGTATGAAGGTTGGAAAATATATTAGTACCGATACAAGATTTGTTAGTGAATTTACACCTGAAGGTTTCTTTTTTTTAACGTTTGGTAGTGGTAATAACAGGTCACAAAACCTATTAGACGAATTTTCAAAGTATGGTGTTAATGTTAACCTAAATAAATTTATGAATAATATTTCTTTAGGTTCAGCTGTTAAAGGAAATACTACACTTTTTATACAATATAGAGTCGGTGGTGGTAAAGCTTCAAATTTAGGTGCTGGAGCTATAAATTCTTTAGGTGTTATAGATTTTGTTGTATCCGGTCCAGTGTCTTTAATAAACAGTAGCGTATCCAATAGTTTACAAGTTACTAATGTAACATCAGCAATAGGTGGTGATGACCAAATGTCGACTGAAGAAGTTAGAAATTACGTAACTTTTAATTTTGCAGCACAGAATAGAGCTGTAACTATAAATGATTATGTAGCTAGAATTAGGACTATGCCGGCTCATTTTGGAGCTGCAGCAAAAGTTGGTGTTACAGAAGTAGAAAATAAAGTAAAAGTTAGTCTACTATCTTATTCACCAGAAGGTTCATTAACATCAAACGTAAGTTCCTCACTTAAAAATAATATAGCTGAATACCTTTCTAATTATAGGATGTTAAATGATTATATAGAAGTTACATCGGCAAAAGTTATTGATATTAGTTTAGATGTGGATGTTGTTATAACAAATGATGTAAATCAAAGTCAAGTTGTAGGTAATGTTATTAGTACAGTTAAAGATTTCTTTAACATAGACTCGAATGAGTTAGGTGAAACTATTAGTTTAAGTCAATTATACGGTAAAGTATCTGAACAACCAGGTGTTTTAAATGTTATAGACATTAGAGTTTTAAATGAGTTTGGGGGTACTTACTCTGATTCACAAACTTCACAACCATATATGGCTATATCATCAACAAACCCAAATAATAATAGAATAAATCTAGTAGACCAAACATTATTCTTTTTACCTGACGAAATGCCACAAATTAGATATCCAGATGTTGATATACGTGTTAGAGTAAAACAAATAGATAGACCAAACTTCTCCTAATTATTTACATAATTTGTTTGAAAGTGTATTTTTGATTTTACAATAAGAAGTATTTATCATATAAACTCATCTAATGCTAAAAAAATTAAGAATAAGAACTGAAATAGGTGTTGACAAAGAAGTAACCTTTGACCTAAACCAAGATTTTGATTTATTAGAAATTTTAAGTTTAAATTTACACCAAACTGATGTATACCCAAAAGACTGTTCAGAGTTCGGTGTTGTTTGTGGTAGAGTTATAATAAATGGTGGTTTCGGATTACCAAATGCTAAAATATCTATTTTTATACCACTAGATGAGACTGACGAACAAAACCCAAAAGTAAAAGCACTTTACCCCTATAAAACACAAAATTCTAGAAATGAAGCTGGTTATAGATATAATTTATTACCTACCTCACCAAGTTATACAGGACACCTACCAACGGGTAGTTTTCCAGATGTAGATGAAATTCTTTTAACACCAACCGTTAGTTATGTTTATAAAAAATATTATAAATACACAGCTAAAACTAATGATGCTGGTGATTTTATGATTTATGGAGCACCATTAGGTGAACAATCATTAATCATGAATGTAGATTTATCAGATATTGGTTGTTTTTCTATGGTACCTGAAGATTTTAAATTACAGGGATTTTCAGAAAGTGATTTTAATGGAGCTTCATTTAAAACAGGTTCTAATTTAGATTCGTTACCACAAATTATAATGATGTCCAAATCTATAGATGTTAGACCATTATGGGGTGATGACGAATCAGGTTGTGGAGCATCGATTACTAGAGCAGATTTTGATTTAAGAGAAGCTGGAGCTATAGAAATAAAACCTACCTCACCATTTATGGGGTCTTTAGCTTCCGACACAGAAAAAAATTCAGTAAACAAAAATTGTAAACCTAGAAGACAAATGGGTGAGTTGTGTAGTTTAACACCACAAGCTGGAACAATAGAGTCAGTAAGGTTTACACCTTTTTGGAAAATGGAAGCTAGACCAACAGGATTTACCCAAAATCCTGGTGTAATCGAGGAAATACCAGTTTTAGAAAGATTTGATATTAATGGTGGGTTTACAATAGATGATAATGGTGCGTTTTTAATTAATGTACCTATGAATCTAGATTATGTTATAACAAACGAATTTGGTGAAAGAGAAATATCCCCAGACCCAACAGTGGGAATACCAACAAAAGGAAAATATAGGTTTAGAATAAAACCACTACAAACCACAGGTAGTGCAAGACAAAGAAAAAGAGCGGCATTTTTAGTGCCTCAAATAAAAGAATATTACACCAATTTATCGGTAGACTTTAATATACCTGTACCAGGTGGTGGTACCTTTATATCAAACATAAAAAATATTGCAAAAGCAACTTATTACTTTGGTATAGATTATTTTAAGTATGCTGAAGCTTCTATTAATATGGGTGAAATTATTGCCTGTAAGGATGTATTTTATGAGTTTAACTATGGTAGGGCTTATGCTGTTTCTCAATTCCATAACAAATGGAAAGCTAGACCTAAAGATTCTTTTATAGGTGTAAAAGAAATAGTACCTAGAGAAGAAGATGATTGTGGTGGTCAAGCTGTTAAATTTCCGGTAAACACAGCAAACAAAAATGTAAATTTTGCGATAGTAATGAATCAGTTTATTACTAGATTTTTACAAGGTATATATACCGCATTATATTTTCTTATGGTATTTGTATGTACCGTTATTGATATAATTGGTGCCATTATAGGTGTAATTATGGGTATTATAAACGGATTTATGTGTGTAATATGTAGAGTTGTTTATAGTTTAAAGTGGGGAAGTTCTGTATCTTCATATTGTTTGTGTACTGATTGTATATGTACTAAAGTGTCATTCCAATCAGCCTTTAGTTGTAGTAGTATATTTGGGTGTTTACATCTAAGAGTCACTAAATACCCAGAATGTGAAAAATGTGGTTGTTTTTCTACCGCAGGAGGTGGTGGTTGTATACCAGGTTGTGATGGTAATTGTGATGACGACCCAGATGGTGGTGGGAATGAAGATTACATAGATTGTCAAGGACCAACTCAACCGGGTGTTGGTTTAGAAGATGGTTGTTATAATATAGCTTGGGATAATATTTTAAGTGCACTAGGTGATTTAATTGCTGGCGACCCAGGTCCTGTTTCTGCAATTGCTGATTGGAGAAAAAGAGAAAACTTATTTAGGTCTATGTGTGATGGATTAATGAATTACTTTTTTAGTAATAACTGGGTCACAGGATTCCTATACGCCTTCCAATTCAAAGGTAAAATAAAACCTGATAGTGACTCAAGTACTGGATTCAAAGTAAAAATGTGTAACGACCTAATAGTGTTTCACCCAGACTCAAGACAGTTTTATTATAGGTGCACACCTTACGAATACAACCCAATCACTAATACCGGAGCATTTCAAGGGGCAGCAGCATACGACGCACATTCATTTAACGCTTGGAATTTACTAAGTCCAGTGGGTGTATTATCAATAATAAGGGATATTACTAGTGTTACTCCAGCAGCAGGAGCTAACGAAGCCAACATATTAGCACCTACGACTATAATGGATTTAGGTCCACTAATTGAAAATATTGACGAGATATGTGCAGAAACCGGTGGTATGGCTGAAGGTTGTTCAATAGCTAACGATTTGGGTGTAACATCATTTACACCACCAGGTGATTTTATGTTTGACGCTATAAACGGTATTGTAGATGCTAATTTTGGGTTGTGGAACCTTATAAACTTAAGAACACCATTTAGGAGGAGTGAAAGTTCAGGTTGGTTTGCTGGTGACGGTAGAAGAAGAGAACTTAATGGTGGTATGGCATCCATACTATCCCAATTTAACGAGGTTGGTACTGTAGAGTATGAATCTCCAGACGATAGGAGTATTTACTTATTTGGTGCTGATGTTACAACACCATATGACCCAGATAACCAAGGTTTTCCAAACGCAAACCCAAACATACCTCCAGGTACTATATTTTGGACAGCGGATAATTTAAACTGGGATTATGCTCCACCAGGTTCAGCAACACCTAATCAGGGAGGTCCACAAACTATGTGGCAAACCGCAATTTGGGCCAATAGTTTCCACTCATATGGTTCAGCACAATGGTCAGCGGCTTTCTTACCAGAAGGACAAAATTATTGGGAAGATAGGTCGGTTACAATTCCTTGGGTAAGTCAAAATGATTCTGTACAATTAACTGTAGGTTTAACAACAGCGACAACAAGTAATCAGTCTGGTCAAGAAATTAGAGATTGTTTAAATATCTTTTTATCTAACACTTCACAAGTAGTACCATTTTATAAATGGGATAAACAAGGTCCAGGTTATGGTGGTATTAACAGGTGGGAGTTCGGTGATTTTATGACATTAGATGGTGAAATAGTTAGCGGAGATTTCCAAAATAGAAGTTCATGGGGTTTCCCAACCACACCAATAACTTCAGACCAAAGTACAACTCAAGTGGCTTTAGGTACTGGTTATCATTTTTATTTTGGATTAAAACCCGGTGGTACTTCTTATGATTTATACGCTAAAAAGTATATACCATTACAAAATGATGATGAAATTTATTTATAGATGAGAAATAATGAAATTTTAAGAATAGTTAGGGGTTCACAAAGATACGTAGGTGCACAAGATAATAACCTAAGGGTGCCATATACTTTAGAGTCTTCTAATAAAACTTTAATACAAGGAAATAGAAACCTAGTGTTAAATTTAGAAGACCAGTATTTTAGAGAAAGGGAAGAAAGTACGACATATAGACTATACGGTAAAATAAATCCTATAACACAAAATATAATTAGTGGGTGCAGTTACGACTTAGGTCCATTTATAGGTGTAGGGTTGTATTATGACCCAGTACCATCTACATCAGCTGATACGGTTGCTTGTGGGTACCCAGCAAATCAATTTTTTAGTTTTATTCCTTCCACAGCTTTAACTTCGGCTCACAATTATGTTGAAATTAACGCGTACCAAAATAATTGGGTTATATACGAATCTTATATTAAAAGCTCAATAGATAATTACCCTATGGAGTATAGAATATTTACCCCTTCTAATTATATTGGTATCGAATACACATCTGGTGATGGAATACCTTTTTATTGTAAAAATGTTGAAATACAAGGTAAAAAAGCAGTACAATTTATATGTGCTGTAGAACATGGATTATTAGAAACAGAACATATAGTACTACAATCAAACGTAAACATACAACCAATAGGACCAACTAATATTATTAATACTTTAAATAATACAACAACATTACCAGTATTTTCTTTTGGTGATGGTAGTTTAGATAGTGAAAAAAAGATATTTAACATTTTGTTACAAGATAGTAGTGTAACAATTACAGATTTTGATATGGGTGTATTTAAAAGGTTAATAGACCCAGAAAACATAGAAGAAACCCTATCCCAATACTATGTACATTCACATGAAATATTAACTAAACCAAAAGATTACAACCTAGATAAAACAGGTTTTGAGTTGGGAATACACTCTAGAAAACAAAAAAATTTCCCAGCTGTTAAATCACCACCTAATGGTGTAGGGCATGTTGTTGTAAAAGAAGAATACCCTTCTTTTTTATGGAATTTTAATAACGATTTAGATATTAGTGACTATTCTGACAATCTAGGAAGACCTTTAATGGATTTATATGTTAGTGTTTTTGTTGTTAATGAAACAAGATTGTGGAAAAGTAAGGAAGGTTCCCCTGTAGGTATTGGTTGGGATTGGAATTTTGTACCAAATGGTGTTGTGGACCCTTACCCTAATAATAATATAGAAGCTAATTTAACAACACCTTGGAATTTACCACAGAGTGGTGATACATTTGCTGGTGCTTTTGTTGAGTATAATGAGTGGGAATTGAAAGAAAGAGTATTGTCAGAAGCTTATCATAAATTAACTTTTAATAGTGTAGACACAGATGGGTTTTCTTTTTATGATAGAGATGGTGGTCCAGGTGAAGAAATAAAAGGAGGATACTACTACCAACCACACCATAGGGTACCAATAAGAAAACAATCAGAGGCTATAAATGTTCATAAAAATTACGAATACGTTTCAGAATACTCAACATTTTCTATGTACGAAGGTCTTTTTAGGTGGCGAGAAATATTACCTATTGGGTTTTATGAGTCGGAAACCAACGGTGTAGACTACCCATTTGTTAATGGAGCTCACTACCCACATACTAATGTACTATTTAATATTAAACCTATAATAATAGATAAAGATTATACTGAATTACCATTTATAACATTACCAACACTAGATGACTGTGAATAGAATTAAAATATTACAAAAAGATAGGGATAAAAAAATAACAATACCTATTTCTAATGATTTTGATGAATCTTTAGGTAGAGAACAATTAGTTTCTCTATATGAAAGGTCAGAAATGCAAGATAATATTAATATAATACAAGATTTTGAAACCACAAGATATAGACCAATAACCGATGACCCAAATAATAGGATATATTACCAAATGGGATTCCAAATAACACCTAATAACATACCAACAGGTAGTTTTGCTGATTATGTTCCAGATTATGCTGCTGTGGGCATATCACATATGGACGTTAATAGAAGGAAATCAAACTACACTAGAAGTTTTTTTAAATTTGATTTTTATGATACACCAAACCCACAACAACAAAGATTATACTTTTCAATTGTTAATCCAGCTAATAATGGTATGAATTTTGCTGATTTTCCATGTCCAGGTCCACCACAAAACTTAGGTTGTTTAGCGGAGATAGACAATTCACCTACACTACCAAACGGAGATGTAAATCCAAATTACGACCCTAATGCTTTTAGGGAAGCTCAAATAGAGGATTTAACTACAGGTGGTTTAGGATTAGGTCCTTATTATTATGAAAAATTAGAAGGTTCTTTATTTGAATTTGCTGCTGTAGGTAGAAGAACTGAAAATTATTTTATACAATGGTTAAAAGATAGAGATTTAGTAAAATATAATGTTTTTTACATGACATGTAAGTTTTTTAACGCTGAAACAGGTAAAGTGCATAAATTTATTAATAAAATACAACCAGCTAACACTTATGATTTAAGTGCTCCAGATTATTTTTATTACCAGTTAATATTTGACCCAATAGATTTTACATACGTATTTAACGAATTTGATACCACACTATATTCTGCTAATAACGGTATAGGCCCACAAGTCGGTGCTGGACCGGGAGGTCAAGCAATAAGTTTTTATGAATATATAAACCCATAATGGAAATATACAAATATAGAATATGGACTGGTAATATACCAGGTTCTGAAACAAAAGGGTGTGAGGATAAAAAACTCATTACACCCACTAGAGGTGTAACGCCACCACCATTAGATTGTACACCTTGTGAAGCCTTGGGTGATTCTATGGTTGTAATGAATGCTTGTTTAGATTGTTATAATGGTTTGGTAAATCCTTGTTGTCCTAATCAAAATGAAAGTTGTTGTGGTTTAATAGAAGACCCATGTTCAGAATTTTACGCATTAAGTGTTGAAGAACAAACTAGGTACTGTATACGATGTAGAGGTACGGGGAATTCCTTCCAACAAAGATTTCCTAGTCGAACTTTTAGATTTAATACTGTCGCTGACCAATCTATGTCACGTACTTGGTGTGAAAAGTGTTGTAATAGAACTGAAAAACCCTCAACATCAAATAAACTAACAATATTTTTAGAACAAGATATTAACGATATAGGTCATTATACAATGTGGGATGGTAATATGGACCAACAGGATACTTTTTCTAATTTTGTGGTAACGGGAGATTTGTTAAACCCAATGACAGTAAGTTTATTAAACACTACGGATTTTAAATTTTTTAAATTTTTAGAAAATATAGAATATACTATTGATTGGGGTGATGGGGTAAGTCCAATCCAAACTTTAACAGCTCCGATGGATACAGCTTTTAATACTTATACTAACCCAGGTACTTATATTGTTAATGTACAAATGACAGCACCTTGGGGTGTAACATCTACATCACATTCTATATCGGTTCCATTTCAAACAGGAGCTAATATATGGGCAGCTGTTACAAATACAGGACAAACATATACTTTTACACCACCTGGTTTTAGTACTCCAGTTAGTATGGATTATGAAACTTCTGATTGGGGACCATTAGATAGTGGTTTAGAAATAAATGGGTATGTTACTTCTAATTACACAGTAACACCGTACCCAGTACAAGGATTTACTGATAGTATGTTATCTTCTTTACAATCCTATAACCCAGCATCAACACCAGGACTACCTCCAGGGTATGTAGTTGGTAATGTTATTAGTGTTAACGGTCAAACACAATTACCAGACGGAACATATGTTGATAGTATGGAAGGTTGGGTTGATAGTTTTACCTCACAATACACAGCTTATACTATAACAAATGGGACTCAAACTTTTACAATGTTTGATTATATAAATGGTGAAACAATTTTTGATACGTTGTCATATGGTATGAACCCAGAGGATTATCTTTTAAGGGAGTGTGGGTATTCAATACAAGGTGCTTGTGATGTTTGTAATGCCGTTCAAGTATATAATGATGGGGGAAATTGGACACAACAAGATGTTTTTAACGATAGAGGAGTTTGGGATGTAGATGAGGAATATGAACCAACAGATTTTGTTTTTCATGATGGTTGTTGTTATTTTGCTATTAGTAGTGTACCTATGGGTACAACTCCAGACCCATTAGATTTAACATCTCCATTTTGGAGGTTGTGTTATGGGTCATGTCCACTATCTAATCAGTTACCTAGTAGGTATGATTGTATAGATGGTACATGTGTACTGATATCACCAACAAGTACTTATTATCCTACAGCACCATTCCAAGGAGCTACCACAGCTGACGCACTTACGGCTTGTGTAACCGACCCTTGTCTACCAACCACATCAGACCCAATTCATTATAATTGTAATAATGGTGTTTGTACTCCAGTTTCCCCATCATCACTAGGTTGGGCTACAGCTGATTATGTGGGTGTAAGTGCACTAGCAGATTGTAATGCTGATGTACAAGCTGGGATTTGTGCAAATGTTACAACTAGATATAATTGTGTACCAGATGGTTCGGGTGGAGCACAATGTCAAGCAACACCAGCAGGTATATATCCAGACCTGGCATCATGTCAAGTTAATTGTACGGTAAACGTAACAGTATATGAGTGGTATTGTTCCGATGTGGGTATAACACCAACAAACCCATCAGGTCAAGGTTGTGAAGCTGTTGTACAGGGTAGTTCACCACCAGTTAATGCTGTAATACCTTTACAAGGTCCTTATGTTGATAAAACAACTTGTGAGTTAAATGGTTGTGGTTCTAGTGTTTTAGAGTGGTATTGTCGTTGTACTTTAGGACTTACTGTAACTAGTGAAAGTATTGTTGATTTAGGTACTGGACAGTTTGGTGGTCAAGCTTGTGTTGGTATAAATAACGGGCCAGCTGGTGGTTTTGCTACAGCATCGGACTGTGAAGATAATTGTGTGACTTGGGATTGTGATGGTAATGGAAATTGTTCCGGACCAAACTCTGTGACTAGTGGTAGTATTGGTGATTTTTGTTCTGACACTACACTACCAAGTGGAGGTTTAGAATATTGGGATGGTGGTGGACTAATAAATATACCTGGCTGTAATGATAATTGTTTTGAACCAGACACGTATGTTTGTATGGGTGGTAATTGTACACAAGTTTTACAAAGTGATACAACATGTATTAACCCTAATCACGTAGCAAATGGTACACCATATCCAGGTTCATGTATTGATTGGAACTTTGCAAATGATATGCCTATACAAGGTTGTCAAAATGTAAGTCAAGGTCAATGTAATGGAAATCTTAGTGCTCTTTGTGGTGGTGGTTGTGGACCTTGTAATTCATTAGTTAATGAAGGGTTTACTGAATGGCCTTTTAGACAATATAGTTCTTCGGATAGTTACAACGCTTTTGATGTAGTAATTGGAACCCTATATACTAATTCACAAAACGATTCACTATTTAAGTATTGGTATAAACCATACCCAATATGTGACCCTACTATGGGTGTAATAACAGTAGGTGTACCACCAACAACTTATGATTGTGGTGACCCAACTGTAATAGCTGTATGTGAATCTTCAGCTTATGGAAGTGGAACTTATCACCCTTGTACTGATTTAAGTGCACCTAGTTGTGATAATCCACCAATAATAAACATGTCAGTACCAACAGTAGCTGGACAATCTAGATATATGTCACAAACTTGTTGGGAACCATGCGATGGATAAAATAAAAAATATATGTCAGTAGCAACTTGGGAATTAGTAAAATTTGAAAAACAAGACGCCTCAGGAAACCCAACAGGACAATTTGTTGGTATGGTGGGTAGGGTTGTGTATGGTTATAATCAAGTTAACGACCCTCTTATATGTGGTTTGGGTAATTGTTGTCCAGCAGAAGGTGATGTAGCTAACCATTTTTTTCCAGGAGCTTATTATTTACCTCACGCTTGTTTTGGCATGTTAGGTCAAATGTTTTGGGATTATCCTCATGAATTTTTAAATGATGGTACGGTAAACCCTAATTGGAATGGATGTCCCGGTCCAACCGCTACGTCTAATGGTTTTAATACTTGTGGGTTTGGTACGGATAGTGTTATACCTAATACCGGTACTCAACCATGTGAGTGTGCTTTAGGTGAATTTTACACCGCAATGCCTAATATAGATTTTACTCAAACAGGTCCAGGAGCACAATGGTTAATCGTTAGTAATACTACGGGTAATGGTCAATTGGATTGTTGTGTGGAAATTTTAAAAATTGTAGATAATCAAAATGATTGGGATAACACAACAATAGCATGCCCAAGTCAATTTATGGATGGTACTATAAATAATAGAGCTGCTGGTTATGTAATAGAACATGACGAACTTATGTGGATGGCAATAGCCGGAACACCAACTAATATAGTTGAAACAGATTGTGAAACTTGTGTTGAAAATCTTTATGGTTGTTTAGACCCAAATGCTATAAATCAATATTATGATTGTAATAACATACACATACCTACAGTTTACGGACAAAACCCAAATCTAGATAGTGGTTGTTGTATTTATCCAGGATGTCCAGATTCCTCAGCACTTAATTATGACCCAACAAACAATGATGGTTGTGGTACTTGGAGTAATGGTTCTTGGGTTTCTGGTGGACCTACAGATACTAGTTGTTGTCAATATCCCGGATGTAATGATTCAATAACGGTTCCCTGTGACATTAGTACACCATTACCAAACGGTGACCCAGGACCTATTGGTTGCGTTGCAAACAATACTTTAGATTGTTTTGGTAATACAGTTATACCAGCTACTGGTGGTATATTAGTAAATCCAGCTGTTAGTAGTTGTTTTACTAATGAAATCCCACCATCACCAAATAATGATTGTTTTTATGTTGGATGTACCGACCCAACAGCTAGTAATCATACTCCAGGAGCTAACGGTTGTATTTACCCAACTTTAGATGGTACACAATGTTGTGAATATTTTGGTTGTGATGACCCAACAGCGTTAAACTATGGAGAGTCTTGTCATGACCCAACTCTTATATATACTCCAGCTCAATTAACTGGTCCTTGTGTTCCAGATAACTGTATAGACGCTCCAGTCGTTGGGTGTATGGACGATGGGTGTTGTGTTGATGGTACCACAATACTTGTAGACCCAACACCAACAGCACAATGTCCTAATGGTTTACATTTGTGTCCACAAGCTGGTAGTGGTATTTCTTTTAATAGTAATTTTCCACCAGGTTGTACACCAGGTATTGACTGTATTTCTTGTTCTTACGACCCACTCGCTGAAGAACAAGGGATGCCTTATGAGAACTACTGTACTTGTGATGGTGGGTGGTATTGTAATTTAAGTAATAATCCAGGTTGTACACCTGGGGTTGATTGTTGTATAGACTTATACGCGTCACCACTAGTACAACCCTATTTCCCAACTAGTGACCCTAACGTTTTTGGCCCTTGTGGTCCAGGTACTGGTTATCCTTGTGCCAACGCACTAGCTGATTGTAACACTATTTGTACACAAGCAGAGTTAGAAGAATGTGCTGTATTCGTAAACGATAGACAAGGTAATGTTTATTTTTATGGACCACCAGATACAGCACCTAATAACTTAACTTTCTTATTTCATGACGACCAATTTAATGAAAATACATTACCCAACGGAGATAGTTTATCACCATTTGGTGGGGCTGGTTACAGTTTAGGGTGGCAGAGTGGTACTGGTTCTTGGGATATAGCTAACGCTTTGGTTCCAGGTACAGTACCAGAACAAAACAAAATATGGTTATACACTTGTAGAGCTCTAGATATAGACCCTTTATCGGCTAATTATGGTCAAGTACAGTTGGAAACAGTGGGTCCAAACAGTGGATTACCAAAAGGTATTATTAGAGAATATGATATTACAATAAACCCATTTAATGTTGGGTCCCCAATACCAAATCAACCAGCTGGAGCTATAAACCCAACGTACAATAGGGACATAGATATCACAGATATTTGTCAAACCCATGGTATCCCAACGATTGATTTAGCTGGTAATATTTTTAAAACGATAGGTAATGCTTTGGTTGCTAAAGATGTAACCACTTTAATATCTGTTAGTGATGTAGTTTTAGAAATAGATATTAGTGGTCCAGTAGGTGTAGCTCAAGAACTATTTAAGTTACCTAGTCCAACCTTTCCGGGTGTTAATCCAGGGTTTGCAACGTCTCAAGCTGAATCTACTGGTGATGTGGTTATAGATACTAATACTGGCGATTTAACTATAACTTATTTTCACGCACCAGATGTTACTGGTAAATTAATTGGTAAATTTAGTTTAAATGCTGGTGTAGGTGCACAAATGGGAGACAGTCTAGGTAACCCAACTAATTGGTACGAATTAATTTCTAATGATACCGGAATATCTGGGTTCTTTGGTTTATTTAGATGGACAGTAGCTGGAAACCCACAATGGTACGGAATCCAACAAAATCTAACTGGTGGGGAAATTTATGAATTTGATAACTCAACCCTAACAGTAAATAATTCTGTTGGTATAGTAACAACATTACCAGTAGATGCTACAGCTGTTCCACCACATAATGAAATATTAGGAGCATCACAAAAAGATGGTTGTACGCCAGACGAACCTTGTGGTTGTATGGACCCTACAGCATTGAACTACAACCCAAACGCGACAGTTCATTGTCCTCCGTGTATATACCCACCAGAACCAAGATTTGGGTGTTTACCAAGATTAACAAAAGAAGAGTTTATGATGAACGTAGTTCAGAAACCAGAAACATACTCAGATGTATTTATTGAAAGAGGAAAAGTTTCTGTTTTTGAAAGACCTCAAAGATTAGCACAAGTATCAACAATCGGAGAATTAGAACTTCACGGTTACGGATATTATAACATTTTAATACAAGAATAGAAATATGGCATTAGGAAATTATGGAATTAAAAGACCAGCAGACGTATCACCTAACGATGTGGAGATATTATATCACTACCAAGCTACAAGAGACGCTAATAGTAGTTTTACATTAGGTACCCTACCAACCTCGGTTTTAACATACCATGTACACAATAATACAACAGCGACAAATGGAGCTGTCGCTGGAACAACAATTTTAGGTGGTCTATACCAACTAACACTACCATCTAATGTGTTTAACAGTAAAGGTTTTTACACGGTATATATAAGACCAGTAGAAATAAGAACAGAAATTTTAGATTGTGGTATATTAGCAGCATTACCAAACGTAAAAGGTTTGGTTATTGATTTAACTAAAGTACCTTCACAGTTTAAAAATAGATTTGTAAATATGGGTCTAGTAGGTTACAGAGTAGAATATATGAATTCCGATAATATACAATCTAATTTAGCGGGTACCAAAATTCCTAACTTTTTTAGGATTGTAACATCTAGTTTTTATTGTGAAAAATTAATGAATACAGCGGCAAATCCAAATAAAGTATCACCAAGATACGCTTATACTGATTCACCTTCTAATTTGGTATTTTTAACATTATCACCTAGTAGTGCACCTACTAATCAACCAAATGCATTACCAGATATTGGAAAAGCAGGACAAAAAATTATAATAACAAACACATACTTTAATCCGGTTGTGTTAGAAGTAGAAATGGCTGACCATGACTTCGATACGTTAGCTATAGGTTTATACGGTAATCAAACTAAATCTATAGAAGATGGAATTTATACGATGTATGATTTATCAGGAGTTAATAACATTTATAAACAATACAATTTATTTGAAATTAGAGACCAGTTTGATGAAAAATTATTTGAAGTTAGACAGGATAGGGGTAACCAGATAGATTTCAGTAAACAATTTGGTACAATAGTTAGTTAATAATGGCAAACAAAAAGAAATTCTTTTATCCACCAGCACCAGGTAATGGAGCTGGCACTTTTAGTGATAATTTAGTAGGTTTACAATTTACTGAAGGTTCACCGCAAATGACATTGGGTAGTTTTTCTGTATCTGATAGTTCAGAATCTAAAAAAAATAGAGATTTTAATTTAGGTGGTTTTTCTGGGCCTATAACACTAGAACAATTAAGTGCTGGTGATGTTGACTTGACTAAGAGTAGTTTAAACAACAGTTTATTAGTTAGTTTTAACTATGACACTAGTGATATAAGTAAATTTGTTCTTTATGGTTCCTTAAAAGATAGATTACGAGTAGCAGCTCAACAAATTATTAATTTTTTTCCAGCAGCTTTATACTTTGATGGTATAAATAGAGTATACCAAAACACAGGTAATACTGTAGATAATATATCTTATGATGTTATTTACGATAGAACAACATTAACAATCTCAAAATACAAACTATCCAACCCATTTAATATAGAATTCACAAAAGATGGTGAAATACTATTAGATAATTCTTTAGAGGTTGATTACTTAATAAGTGACCCAACCACAGATAAAATCACCACAACTTCAGTTAAAGCTGAAAAAGGAAAAATATCACCATTAAGAAATTTTTCATTAGAATATAAAAAATATTGTTTAAGTTTTAGTGGGAGTGGAACCACACAATATCCAGTAATAGACTATACACCTATAGAAGAAGGTACCACAGGGTTAACCATTGTTATATCGGGAGCACCATTCGGACCTACAGCGACAACATCTACAACAAATTTCTATATAAAACCAAATAATTTTGAAACACAAAATCAATTTAATGATTTTGAATCTGTAGAAAAATTCTTACTAAATCAACAAAGTGTTCCACAATATAAAGCAGAGTTAGTATTACCTAGACAAACTGAAGATGGAAGAAACTATAACCAAATAGAGGAATTAATCTGGGAAAAACAAGATTTATGGAACATAGATATAACAACAGAAAAATATACTAATTACTTAAAAAAATTAGTAGATATAGGTGATGAAATAGATGGGTACAAAACAAATTTAGTTTCAAGATTTTTAACAACAGGAGCTTTAAAAGATTTTGACACAGGTGGTAGAAAAGTAGAAAAAACTTTACAAATATATGGTAGAAGTTTTGACGAAGTTAAAAAGTTTATAGATGGTATAGCTTACATGAATAATGTAACTTACGAAGGTAAAAATAATGTACCAAATCAATTATTAAAAAATCTAGCAAAAATGTTAGGTTGGAAAACACCTTCAACAACAACAAAGGAACAATTTTTGGATACAGTATTAGATAGGTATGAACCACAATATTCTGGTGAGTCAATAGGTGTTACACCAGCAGAATTAGATGTTGAAATATATAGAAGGATATTAATGAATACATCTTATTTATTTAAATCTAAAGGTACAAGAAAAGCTATAGAATTTTTATTAAAGTTTATAGGTGCTCCAGAAGCATTAATTGAATTTAATGAGTATGTTGTTCTAGCAGATAGAAGAATTAAAATGGGTAATAAAATAAAAGACCCAAGATGTAATACTTTAATAGCTTTATTAAATGCGTCAACAAATACGAAAAAACCTGGAGGACACCCAGGTCAGACACAAACCCACCATAAAAACTTAACATCAGTAATTAGTTTAGATGAAGAAACTAACGAAACAAGTATTACACCTAAATGGGTTTCTAAAAAAGGTGTAGACATTATAGAGTTACAAAATGCGATAGAGGTATTAGGTTGTTATGATGTTGGTGATGGATTTTTAAGTGACTACCAACCAATTTCCGGTGGATTAGCCACCACAAAAAGTTATGTTTTAAACCCACTTAATTTTGATACCATAATGTCATCTCAAACGGAATCACACGGATTTATAAGGGAAGATTACCCAATAGACGAATACGGATTCCCAACACAACCTAGAGAAACATCTAATTATTATTTCCAAAGAGGAGCGGGTTGGTTTGAAGAAACAGAAGAACATCACGGTGAAACTATATTAGATTTAGAAAATTCAGTATTATCAGGTTGTTCACCGAGCATAAAAACTAAATTAAACCAATTTAGTTGGGGTGGATTCTTTGGTAACTTACCACCAGGTGTTACATCTAACGACCCTGGAGCACCATATCTTGAAAGATTTAGAAGGTTTCCCTATATGCATATGGGTTGGGGATTAACACCCGTAGTTGATGATAAAAAATCTTGGACAACAACAGATGAGTTTACCCATATAGATAGAGATTACACTTTTGGAAATAATAGGTATGCGGGTTATCATACACACCACGAAAGATTTATTTTAAATGTTAAAAATGTAGATATATTTTTAAACGTAGGTCAAGGTTTGGTTTATGATGTTTGGAAACAATCGGCTTTAAGTGGTTGTCCTTTTAGTGGTGGACCTTTACCACTACCTTTTCCACAAAAAGGTGGGGTTGATGACACAGTAACCCTATTAAATGGTAAAGATTATTCTTTTAAAGACTTTATTCATAATTTTTGGAATACATTTATTAATGTAAGAAATAGACAAACAATAGATGATGGTAAAACAGGTGGTTACCCACTTTTACAAATACTTTATTTAGACTACTTAAAACAAGTATGTGGTGAAAACAACCAATACACCTACACAAAAATGATAGATTATGCACAAAGTTTAGGTACATATTGGATTAGAATTATTGAACAATTAGTTCCAGCTACAACTTTATGGCAGGGTGGTGTAAAGATAGAAAACTCATTATTCCATAGGGATAAATTTTCATACAAACACTACCCAGTATTTCCATTACCAGGATTTAACAACCCAATAAAAACTGGTTACGTTCCTGGATGTACCGACCCTAGTGCTAATAACTTTAACTCTTTGGCCACAGCTAACGATGGAAGTTGTACTTATGATGGAGGTGGTGCAACTGGTACACCAGGAGAACCAGGTAGAGAAAGTTTTCCTTGGGTAGGGTTGACAAGTCCTAATACAGGTTCTACATGTTCTTCTGGTTGTCAAAATACCGGTAGTACAGAAAATAAAATAGACGGTACAGATATAAATGGTGACACAATAACAGACATACCAACCAAATCATGTAGTTGTTGTGGTTTACCTGAAAACACTTCAGTGTTACAGATGAGACCATTAAGTGCTACGTGTAAATCAGTTTGGGCTTCATTTAGAGATTATAATGGTACTTCAGCTAACACATCAAACCAAGGGGTTAATAATAGTATAAATTTAATTACAGAAACATTTGCGAGTAATGACTCCACAATAAACGGAGCTTATAATATACTTAGTACAATGAATAATAATATAATGTTTAGAGTTAAAAGAGCTTTACCTTTAAGTAAGAATAAAAAAGAACCTTGGGGTTATAAATTCGATTTAGGAAAACAAAAATATCAAGATAGTCTATAATGGATGGTATAGAAAAAAATATAAAAAATAACAGTGATATTGTAAAATACAGTAAACTTATAGATTTAAGACAGGTTACAGATACTCTTCAGGTTAAAGTTTATGTTACAGGCAACCAATACGGGAAAAAGTTTAATAAAACATTATACATTACAATGGATTATGACGTAAGTATGCCAGTACAACTGTATTTGTCATATAAAGGTAAAAATTTAATAGAAGGGTTTTTATATTTTAAATCTGAACATTTTAAAATGGGTGAAAATAAATTAGACAAAAAAGAATTTTCATCTGATTTTATATTGAGACTACATAGAGAAAATAATAGAACATTATCTTTAGGACAAGTTGGTAATAAAACAAATAAATCTTTATTATCTACTAGAGAAATATTTTTACCGGGTGAAACAGCAGCGTTACAAGCGTTTTCACCACCACTAAACGGTAAAACACATCAGGTAGAAATGTTGTTACCTGGAATGTCAGAGGAAAAAATAAATTCTAAAAAACTTTTAGGTTTAGGTTTTGATATTGACATAAGAGCTTTTAGTACTACAGGGCCAGTAACTAGTATATTTTTTAAATTGGGGTTACCAGGGACTCACGTAGGTTTAGTTAGAAAGTATTTTAAAGATAAAACAGGTGATATTGACAAAGTAACATTGGTAGAACCTAGAAGGATTAAAACTCTAGATAAAGCACCTACTAGTTATGTTGAAATGACAACCAAAGATTTGGAACTGGGGCAAGTTAAGTTTAATTATTTTGATTATTTTAATTCTTTAAATCAAGAATATACAGATTATTATTTAAAATCTTCAGAAATTTTTATAGTTAAAAATGAAGAAAAATATAAACTTACCTTAGGTGATTTTTTAAAAGATAGTGAAAAAGAATTGCCATACAATATTTCTAGAAAATTAGAAAATAATAAAATAGTAGCTAGTTCACCATATTTTAATAGGGGTATTACTAATTACCCACTAAGTTGGGTAGATGAGTTAAGGGATAATAGATATTTTACAGATTTAAATAGGTGTGTTGAATTTAGTTTTTACAGTCCTGAACACTTAAATAGTTTTGAACAAAGTCTAAAAGAAACCCAAATAGCTAACATAGAAACTTACACTACAGATTACGGTAAAACACAACCACGTACATATAATAGTATTAATCAGTGGATTACTAGAACAAATCATGATTATTTTAATGATTTAACAATTTCTTATTATGGTGGTAGTGAACTTAAAAGTTTAACAGTTTGTCCATCAAAAAGAACTTTAGTTAATGAATATAGTGAAAAAAATATAACATATAAAGGAACTGAGTGTGCTTGTAAATATTCTAATGATAATTTAGAAAAATTAGAAACAGTTATCGTTTCACCACAAGTTTCGGAATCTTGTGCTGATACATGTAGAAAAAAACAAGCTGAATTAGGGTATCAAAAATGTTGGACTTGTGAATTGGAATACTACTCTCCAATATACGATTTAAGAAATGATTTTTTCGCCACAACATACTCCACAATAAAGGAATCTTTCAGTGCCTCAACTAAATATACAGGTTATACTTCAGGTGGTATTACTGGACAAAACACCTATGATATATACTTTTCAGGGAATGGATATACAGCTGTAACATCACCAACAACAGGAATAGTAATACCTTTAAATAATACTAAAAGAATAGAACATCGACCTTTTGTAGGTGTTACTTCACCTATTTGGGTACCACTTAATTCTTGGCAAAGTCTTTCAGCTCAAACAGGAACAACAAATTCGTTATCTGGTTCGGGACCTGTTACAATACAAAGTGGTGACCCTAAAAATTACACTATATATAAAAGTCTAAGTGGTGGGACATACAAATTTCAATACAGTGCCTACTTAGATTTTAAATATAAAGATACTAAATGGTGTGAGTACTTAACTACTAATTACCTATCCGGAACTACATCATCTATTTCTTACCCTTCTACAGAATATGAAATAAAAAGATTAATAAACGCGTCGATACTAGAATATGGTTTAACCGAAGGTGAAACGGTAAAAGAAGATACTGAAGGTGTTTATTTTCCAGGAAAACATGGTTTAAATAGTGATAGTGGGTTGTTAAATTTTGACCTTAATATTTTTTTAGAAAAAGAAACTATAAGTGGGGTTACCAGTAATCTTGTAAGTACCACTATAGGTGCAAGTCCAACAACAAACAGTTCCGCTAATCAATATTTAACAGAATCAACCAATATTGTACAAAATACGTTTAGTGGGTTTAGTAATTGTTACGCTTCCGGTACATCCGCTAATACTGTGTATCACACCAGAGTACCAATTATATTAGATACTGGTCTAATTAGTCTAAATAGTGGTGAAACTGTAATGTTAAAATATAATTTAACATTTAAGTCAGTATCTAAAGTTACTGGTGGTGACGCTACAGTTGAAGTTAATTTAGGTCATAAAATGGATTTATCGGGAAACCCAATAGAGTCCCCATTTTATAGAGTAACAAAATATAGTCCAACCACTGGAAGTACATCAACATTACAAAAAAGTTTATTTGTCAACCCACAAAAAATATCTTCACCACAAAAATTTATAGATGCTGGTGGGATAGAAACTGAACAAACTACAAAAGGTACCCTATACGTAATAAACCCAAACTACAGTCCTATTACAGCACCTATAGTTACAACAGAAACTTTTAAAAATTTAACTTTTATAGATAATGAGACAAATATTAAAACACTTAAATTAGATATATCTAGTGAAACACCAACTAATAATTGGGCAAAACAATTAGAACAAAATGAATTAACCGATTATTACATACCAAACCGAAAAGATTTAGTTCAGATGAAATCGGGAATATTAGTTTTTAACTTACCTAGGTATAACCAAAAGGACTCTATAATATGTAACTATAAATTTCCACAAATAAGTCACAGTTATGTTATAAAAAATACAATATCAAACGTTAGAGGTGTACACAAAGAACATTACATAGTTATAACACCAAAAGATACAATATACGTACCTTGTTTTACCCCTACCTTACAAGAAAAATATGACCTAATTGAAAGTGAAATAAAAATTATGGAACAATTAGATAATGTTGACAATCAATTAACAATAGATGGTCAACCAGTTATAATTAAAACAAGTAGGTCAGAACCTATAACACAAATAAAAGCAGATGAAGGTTTTAAATGTAGTTTTTATTGTGTTTGTGAAGATACTAAATTTACAAAAAATTTACATCCATTTTATGGTACTACAGATGTAATAACAGACACATCTTTATTTGATTGTGGGGAGTGTGAGGAAAAAGCTGAAGATTATTGTGCTAATGTAGGTAATACATGTACACCAAAAGTATTCACAAAAGATTGTATTGGTGATAAAAGTAATTTATACACATCTGGTGATGAGTATTTACTTCCTAATGGAGATGTCTATGTTGGCTTTTATCACATACATGATAGTACCCCTATGGTCGGAGCGGTACACACATTAGAATCACATGATGACCTAACACCAATCATGGGAGGAGATTTTTATACGACTAATAAACTAAACTACACCAACCCAACACCAGTAAGTTATGGTAGTAGTACAACATCCTCAGGTGGTGGGGGTGGATATTAAATTTTGTAAAGTATGAGTGCATTTCTTAATGAATATTATGTAACCCCTACGGTATCTGGACAGTCAATTGGGGCTATTAATGTGGTAAATGTTAGTGGTGGTACTGGACCATGGACTGTTAGTTGGTCTGGTGCTACAGTAAATGGTTATGTGACATCTACTTTATGGGACCAATATAATTTAGCTGAGGGGGTTTACAAAGCTACTATAACAGATTCAAATGGTAATGTTGGTACTACAAATGTTAAACTTTCAGCTTATACAAACCCTACGTTTTCTGCCGATATAACGTCATCTTTGTGTATTACAAATCCAAACCAATATTGTGAAGTTACGGTTTATTCATCAGGAACTCTTAATTTATTTGGGCAATATACAGCTTCTACTTTTAACTATTCATTATATAAAGATGGGGGTTTATTAAGACAAAGAACTATCGCTACTGCAGACACACAAACACCAGTAGTATTTAAAGATTTAACTAATGGTGAGTATTTGTTAAGTGTTGGTAGAGAACAAAGTTTAACTAGACATTTTAAAGTTACAGATTCAGAGTGTACAGCTTCAACAATAAGTGTATCAGCAACAAGTAACCCAGCTTTTAGACTTTCAGCTATAACATCCGCTTACACAATAAACTCACATTTTGCAAACTCTAAAGTTTATTATGGTGGAAATGGGTATTCAGTAGGTGCAGATTTACATACTACTGGTTTAAATAACTATGGTCACGTTTTAGATGGGGTAGGTCACTGGTTTTTTACTGGTAATTCTGCTAGTGGTGGGGCGATGAGGTACCCAGACGTAAATCCAAATACAGCTAGAACTACAGATACGGGTAGATGGTGGTATTTAGGGGTGAGTGGTAGTAGTGAATGTCAAGAGGGTTGGAATTGTGGCCCTAGTGGTGTTGTGGGTGGTGACCCAGTGGTAGCTGTAACACAAAAAGATTTAACAGGTGGCACAATTAATAGTTCAGCTTATAGAGGTACATATTATTATCATCAATACTTAAATAAGTTTTTTGTTTGGGATAGTACAACAGGTACTACTAATTATGCTTGGGTAACATTTAATCCTTTAGCTGATAGAGATACTAAAGGTGACCCGGTTTCTTCAGAAATATTAACACAAAATAGTAATACATTTAAATACGTTATGTTGGCTCATGCAGGAGCTGATAATATATTTCCTTATATTGGTGAATCTGATGTGGTTACGGACTATAAAGAATACGCTAGTAAATTAGAAAATAACTATTGTCAAAGTACATATAGGTTATCTAGTATTTCAGCATCTACAGTAACACCAAGACCAATATCATTAATAAGTTCTTGTAGTTACTTAGACTACACACACGACGTTTACTTATTCCAAAGCGGAGCAACACAATTTACTTCAAATGGCTCAGCTTCGGTAGTTTTAGCTTACTTTAGAGATGGTGATGGTACCTATGGTCAAAGTGGTGCTACCCACTACCTAACATTAGATATTGACCAAACTAGTGGAACATCTATTAATTTTAATAGAGGACAATCAGCAAGAGGATTCCAACAGGATGCGTATGGGAGACAAATAATTCAAGGAAGTCCAGAAAAATCTGATGATAGGGTGATTCAAGAAATAGTTAGAAAGTCACAAGAACAAGCGATTCTCCAATACCTCAGTGATAATCCAGAGATGTTAAAAGCTGGTGGGGTAGATACGGCAGATGAAGCTTTAAAAAGATACGGTATTGATGATATTTTCCTAAGTCTTATAACAATAGCTGTAAGAGCATCTGTTGAGGGTGTTTCAGATGGAGGAAAATCATTTGCAGACTTATATGACGCAATATTACTTAATGAATTAAAAAATTATGAAGCTAGTTTAGACCCAGGAGAAACAACCTATGTTACTACACAATACAAAGAATTTAGTCATGTGGTTTTAAGAAATGGACCTAGGGATGTTGTTAGTCCAGATACAGCACATAGAAGTCCTTACACCCAAAGTGGATATATGACAACCCAAGGAGCTATTAAAGTTAGAGTTACAAGAAGCGGTGATGAAGGAGAAAGGTTTAAAATCCAAATGACACCAACAATGGGAGAGAAGTCTAACACTTACGCGACTGGTGCAACCACAGATATTGGAGATTCAAACGTATTCAAAACATATCACGAAATTAATTTTGATTTGACAGACAGTAATACGTGGTCTGGAAGTTCAGAAAGTGCACCTACATGGGTTAGTGGAACTGAATTACAAAGATTTTTAGGTGGTACAAGAACAGGTTACATGGCCAACTCAAGTTTCGGTATATTTTATGGGGTTGGATTTACAGGTACAGCTGCAAATTATACTGTAACACCAACAACCAATAGTTTTATATCAAATACTTCTGCTATAACACTAACAGAAACCACAAATTACGACCCTAATGTAACAATACAATCACAAAGTTTAGGTGATGTTGTAGGTAACAATAACGTACAATTTTCTAAAAACTGTGACTATAATCCAAGATGTGGTTCCGAGCTAACAATCCCAAGTATAAAACCAAAAGCTTCAGCTACTTTACAAACATTTAAAGAACCAAATGTGGTATTGGAGGGTTTAAGTGTTTATAGTAATAAGTTAGAGACATTAAAAATTATAAATTTATCAGGGTACACAGGTAACACACCAATTATAACAGCCAATACATCTGGTAACACTTCTGATTTGTTATTAAAAAAGAGTTACCTTAAAATGGAGGTATATAGTTATGATTATTTACAAAGTAAATTACAGGAAAGACCTAGGTATAGTTACATTTTTAATACGATGAGTGAATTATCTAATGAACAAGATAGGAAAAGAGGTATTTCATTAAGTAGTACCACACAAATACCATTATCTGGATTGCCTACAGCGACTACTTGGGAATATATCGTAAAGTCTTCTTTTTTAATTAAAGATAAAAGTACAAAAGACCCAGTATGGGTTGACACATATAACAACATAGGTGGTTCTTATATTTCATCACAAGACTACTACATGTGTTTAGTGAATACTCCGGAAGAACCGTCATTATATAATCCAAATATAAGTTTTAAAAATACGGGTGGACCAACTAATTTAAGAATGGTAACTAAAAGTGAAACAGTAGATTTGGTACCAGATTTTTCAGGTAGTCAAAGTGCTTTTACTTGGTCAGGATTAACATTACCTTACCCACCAAAATCTAACGTACAAGTCATAGTTAATGGTATAACTTTAACCCAAACAAGTTCTTTAGTTACAGCACCTTGGAAAAATAATTACACAGGTGAAACAACAGGTGATTATTTTTGGGATGGAATTAGACTACAAATGGCACCTAGAACTGTTAGAAATGGTGACATAGTTCAAGTAATATACCCATCAAATAGTAATAGGAGTTATTATAATCAAAGATTGACAGTAGGTACTGTTGGTACTGATACAACCTCAGTAATGTATAAGGATAGTGCAAATTACTATATAAATTTAGATTACGAACCTTTTGGTGGTATACAGTTATTATTAAATGGTCAAGCTTTGACAGAAGGGGTAGATTTTGAAAAGGTAGCCACCAATAGAATACAATTTTTAACTTATGTTGTAGATGGAACTACAGATTTTATATCTTCAGACAATATAACAATGTTTTATTTAACACAATACGATGTGGTGGGATTATCTAGTACAAAAGAACCTACGGTAAATGTGACTATAAATAAAAAATTAAATTTAATAGAGGATGTAAAACTGGTAGTATTTGATGAAAATGGTGACATTGTACAAGAAGAACTAAAAAGTTTTAAATCCACTAAAAGTGGTAAAATCACAACACAGTTTAATCTATTAGTACCTGAACCAGGAACTTATAGTTATAACGCACAAATTAATAGGTATTACCCACTTTTAAATGGTGAAACTATAACAACAGAAAATAATACAAAAAACATAACATTTATAATTGATAAAACCACATTTTACTCACCTTATATAAAAAGAGGAAGAAATTTAGGAGGTAGTGGTGGTGGAGGATATTAAAATATGATGAATAATATTTATAATAAAAGAAAAAAATTATGAGTTACATATTAAAAAACAGTACACAAGGAATAATATCTGTAAAACTTACAGATGCCGGTAGAAAAAAGTTATCAAAAGGACAATTAAATATAGAACTATTTCAAGTTGGTGATAGTGAATATTGTTACGACTGTAATGGAAGATTGCCGTCTCTCGTTAATGGTGTTAATATACAACAAGCAAACTTTAACGCACAGAATTTAAACCCGGTTCCTGAAAAAAATAAGGCACATGTTAAATATCCATTACCATTAACTAGAACATCTGGTAATCAGACATTTGGAGCTGCACAAGCTGCACATGGTTATGAAGAGGTGTTTAATAGAGCTTCACAAAGAGGATTTTATAGTGGAAATACAGCTACTACATGTGATTTTGGAGCTGAGGTAAGTTCAGCTTACACATTAAACTCTAATTTCTTTTTCCCTTTATCTGCAATGACTGGTGGTAGTAGAATAACACTTTTATCTGCTAATACATTCCAAGATCAAGCATTTTCTGCTGGTACATTACCTGGATATACACCAGTAGTTGGTGATATTCTAGGTGTTACGTACTTCTTCCAAAGTGGGTCTACAGGTACAACTAGTTGTCATGATTTACCATGTACTGGTGGTTCAGCTCAACTTTTTTACCAAATTGTTGGTGGAAATAGTACATCTGGTAGAACTGGTTCATCTTGGTCAGGTAGTACAGCAAAACCATTATGGTACACTCTAGACAGAGCACTACCAAACTTTATGGATTATTCAGCTTCAACTGGAGCCTACGCGGTAGATATAAAACAATACTCTGGTAAAACAGGTACTTTAGTAGGTGCTTGTGTAAAAGTATTCCCTAATGTTACGGGTGGAACTTATTCAGCACAATCAACAAATCCAATGTTAACTTGGTACGGTGCAGATACACCAGTACCTTATTGGTCTCCAGGGTCATTATCTTTTGAAAATAATTGTGATGTTTCTGTTAAAGATGTTAAAATTTGGAATATGAATATAAACTGGACAGAAGCGCCAGCTGGTGTAAGAGACTCAAGTGTGGGTGAAGGCTTTGAAACAGTAGATTATTATGGTTCTTCTGGATACTGTGGTACCAAAGAATACTTAGGTTATCACAGTAACACAGGACAAATAGATACAGGTACTATTCCTGATACTTACGACCCAACAATGGAAAGTTCTTCTTGGTACTATGATTCTTATAAAAATCCTAGAGTTGTAAAACCAAGTAGACAAAAAGCCATCGCGGTATTACACTACACCAATCAAACTATTTCTAATTTTTATGGTGAAAAATTTGCTTTAAAAGAAGATACAGCACTAGTAAAAAGTGATATTGGTAAAGCTAAAAACTTTAGAATATGTATGCCTAATTTAATGTGGCATAAAAAATACGTTGGTAGTCAACAAGAAGGTTGTATGGGAGCTACTGAATTTGGACAGTGTTTTTATACTGACCCTGCAGGATTTGACGTGTTCCCAACTAAACCATATGTTATGCAGTCTTCTGTTAATGACAATATGAATGATGACGGTTTAAGATATTATTATTTATACGATGATAACGCTGGACCATCAACTACTAATTTAGGACAAACAACTGTAGGTCCTAATCCAGTTGGTAAAGTTTGGCCAGATTTAAAAATGGTTACAATTCACGATGAAGAGTTAGTAGCGGCTATGTCGTACAAATCAAATAGAAATTGGACTTTACCAGCACCTAGAGTTACAAAAATACCAGCTGGTACAAATTGTGCTGGTGAAACGTCAACGGTTGGTGTATTTAATAACCCACAAGTAGACCAAGGACTTTACCTAACTTATCTATTAGAAAGTAATAGTGGGTACACAACTGGACTACATTGTAATTATTATGTACCAGTAACTAATGTACCAAACGCAGACCCAGTGGATTTAGAAATAGACTTTGGAGAAGAATTTCCATATTTAAAACCTTTTGATTTAGGTGGTCCAGCTAATGTGTCCGGGGGTACAGGGTGGCAAGCTAATAGAATACATTTATTATTCCAAGTTACTAATCCGGGAGAAGACCCTAATCCTAATTTATGGAAAAAAGTAGATGTAACAAATCAAATAGGTGGTACTAATAGTACTTTTCGTACTGGTGCCACAAACGCGAATGTACCGTTTAGTGGTTGTCAATTAAGTAGTGCATCCACTAAGTTTTATTTGACAGATTACCTTAAAAGGGTAGCTACAACATACCAATTAAATGACTATATAACTATACCGTCTGCATCAACAACAACCGGAGCAGCTAATTTAACTGGACCTGAAACTTTACAGTTTGGTGATGAATACTTTTTTAATGGTTTATTAGAAAGTGATATAATGGCTACTATATATGAAATGAAATACAATGTTAATCTATCAACATCTCAGTTTGGAGCTGGAAATGTTGGTAAAGGGAGTTCTCTTAACCCTACTTGGCAACAGTATTATGATAAAAATAGTGCTTATGCTAGTTATACTTACATAACTGAAATTGGTTTATTTGATAATAAAGACGGAAACCCTGATTTAATGGCTATCGCTAAACTTCAGAGTCCAGTCAGAAGAGATAACGCACAACAATTTGTAATAAAAGTAGATTTTTAAATGGGTTTTATATCCACAGCAAATACTAACACCTTAGAGGTGAATTTGACGGACTATGGTAAATCTATATTAGTAGGTAACGCTGGTGGTGGTCTTATGGAACAAATAGTTAAGTTTGGTCTAAGGGATAATGACGTGGATTATAGGAGATTTACTGGTGATAGTAGTACACAAACTTATGGTCCTTGTTATTCACAATCCCTAACAACAAACCCAAACATGGTCTCATTATCAGGTGATTGTTTTTACAACTATCCGGATATACGGGGTAGAAATGGTATAGAAGTTTGTGATATGTCTGTGTTAGATGGACCAACTACCGACGGTAGTACTATCACATTTAACCCAAAAAGAAACGGTAATTTATGGTATTCTTTAAAAGAAGATTTAGAATCAAAATCTTGTTTCCAAAAAGAATTTGATGTTAGAGAGTTAGGTTTAAATGAGTATGGTTGTAAATGTTCACAATTTGGTATATATAGGGACGACATTAACGATAAAGGCACTATAAAACCAGGATACCCAACATATACAGATGTCGCACAGATGTATAATTATGTTAAAAATCCTAGATATTTTGAAGATGACGAATATAAAGTTGGTGATTTTACAGGTGAGGGTGAGATAAATTGTGATGATTTTTGTTGGGTTGTTGAATGTTACAGAAAGGGAGTTTTAGAAACTAATAGTGGGTTAAGAGGTCAAATGACAGTTTCTGATAGAAATAATTTTAAGGGTATGATGTTAAATTTAGGTTGTAAATGTGAAGGTTACGTACCAAAACCAAAACCAACACAAACTTTTATTTGTCCAGCCAACAAACAAGTTTATACACTTAATAGGAGAAATAGAGAACTTTGTGAAAAATTAATGGGTAAAACTAAAAATGGAATGAGCTTAATAGAAACTAATGTTTCATCTAGTAGTACAAATAATAACATAGAAACCACACGTGTAAGTAGTGGTGGAAACAACACACCAACAGGTGGAGGTGGGTATTAAAATTTGTTTACTAATGAAAACTAATAATTATAATAATTATATAATAACAAGAATATAAACTATGGGATTTGTATCATCAGCATCTTCGGTCTATTTAGACGTACAACTTACCAATTACGGTAGAGGCGTCGTGTTGACTGGGGATTTAAAAACAAGAATAAGTAAATTTAGTTTATCCGATATTGATATCGACTATAGATTACCTATCAATACCGGACATACCGCTATATCACAAGGTGGGTTAATTCCTGACGTTTCAGGTAACCACGTAGATTGTGCTGCGGGAGTAAATGATGGGTTTAAATGTTCATCTTACATACACCAAACACTAACAGATGTGGATACCGGTGATAAAGATGTACAGGTGGTAGTTGGGATAGACAAAGATTTAACAGGTAATAAAACCTACTACTCAAATGTTGAGGTGGAGGTATACATGCATGACTACTATGCTTTATGTAAATTATTATCACACATTTACGCGGAAGACCATAAACTACTATATGAAAGTTTAGGTGGTGGTGGTAGTTCTACATATACAGAATTTAATAAAGCATTTTTAACTTCATTTTCTAGTACTTCATCTGTTGCTGCTGGTACTTGGAGTAATCAAACAATAAAAACAGCATTAAATATAATACAAAATAGAGGTAGAGGTCAATTTATTGATTTTTGGGATTGTGTAAATGTTAACTACCCTAACCTTGGTTTAGTGGAAGAAAAAATACACATAACATCTTCTGACCAAACTTATATGAATAACGCTGCCGCGGTAACCGGTAGACTTTCATTAAGAAGTGTGAATAATGTTAATTATGATACGGTACAAAAAACTTTTGATACAGGATTACAAACTTTAAATGGAAACACTAGAGGTTTATCCACATCACCATTTACAATGGCTTTTTCTAGTGGTGAAAAAACAAAAAAACCAGGTTCTGGTGCTGCTGGTATTGGTTTTACAACTACAGAATTTGGTTATTTAGTTTTAGGTGGTGGTGTAAATTGGGGGACAAACTCCGGGTACAAATACTACCCTTCAGTTTTCCCAAACTACTCTTCTAAAGTTAATTATGATACTAAAAAATATTTCTTAGGTTTTGTACATCCAGTTGAATTTGAAAATGCACCAGAATTAGATACTTTTGTTAGTGTACAAGGTGGTACAAGTGTGGACGTTAAAGGGTTCGACCAACAGGATGCAGAGTCAAAAGCTACATATGGTATGGTTAAAACAGTCCTACCAACATTAAAATTATCAACAACAAGACCACCTTTAGCCCCTAAATTGGATAAAGAAACAGATGAGGCTATAAATAAAGTTTCAAACCTTTATCAACAATCCTACGATAACACAAACACACTTAAAAACCTATCCAACTTCTATTACCCAATAAAAGGTAATAGAGCTGATGAGATAAAAGAGTTGATAAAAACAGGTATGAATAGTGTGGTTCCACAATACCATCAATCAACTTTTACCGACCACGCTATGGATACGTTCTCTTTGTTAGGTACTAACTTAGAATATACTAATGGTACAACTGGTACTAATAAAATTGGTGTTGGTGCAGAAACAGTACCTTCAGTTGAAAAATTATTTACAATAAACGCTGAAGATGTTAAAAATGGTAAACACTATTATAATTGGTTTAGTAGGATGATGATTGAAGGGGATTACTTCTTTAGAGCTGTAGGTGACAACTATAATAACGGTAACAATTCATTCCCAACCTACGTTACACAATTTAGTTCCAAAACAGGTACAGATGGTAGTGCGGAAGGGGTGGACGACTTCAATATTAAAATACCAATGGAGTTTAAACTTTATTCAGATGATAATAAAGCAGCTTTACCAGCTACATGTAGAGTAACTTTAGTTTATAATAAACGTGCAGCAAAACAAAGTATTGGTTATTCAGGGTATAGTGATTTTGGGTCTGGTGACCCACATGTTCCTTATTGGAGAATATTTGATAGAACTATCCCTAAGGGTGCTAGTGCTTACAACGATAGAAAACCAAGGTTTTACGGTGAAAATGGTGAAACCATAAACGCTTATACTTCTGACCCAACAGATGTTACAACAGCAGGTAACTCTACTAGTGGTAAAAGAATTTTTAGAAAAGTTCTAGCCGGAGGTACAGTTATAGAATAAAATTAATATGTCTTTAAACAGTAATAACCAATTCGAAAATTTTATTAAGGGAGCACCCTTAACACATAGTACATCAACACCTGTAGCTTTAACACACGTAAATAATTTTAAATATCAAGATGATAAAAATTTACCTAAAGTTAAAAATGTGGGTGCTTATGCTGGAGAAAGGTTGTGTTGGAAACAAAGTTCTAACTATACTTCTTTAGAAACAAATATAATGAAACACAGTAAATTATTTTTTGTACTAACTGAAGAAATTTTAAATTCACCACAAGACTTTAAAACAAATCAAAAAGATAGTCCTAATAATAATTCTTTTCACCCAGGAACAGTTTTAGGATTAACCTTTACCGGTAGAGACACACTTAAATATGTTCAAACCATTAACCCAGAAGTAGATAAATTTATTTAATTATGCCTATATTAAAAACAATACCAACAAGTTCTAAAAAAATAGAAAATAACGTTGTACCTTTTAGTGGTAATGGTTACACTACAGTTAGTGGTAGTAACCTTACATTTACAACAATACAAAGAAGTCCAGATAACGGAAGACAATTCTCAAACCTATACAGTTCTTTTAAATTACCAATAACTAGTAATAGTGGAAATACTTGGCCTTCTATACCTAATAACTCTTATTTTAGTGGGTTAAACCAAAGTGAGGCTATTGTGGTTAAAATAGCAAAAGATACCTACGGTGAGTTAATAGATGGTAGAACTATACATTTAGTGATACCTACAGGGTATACAAATGGGGCGACAGCAAATGGAGCTTCTGGAGGTACTATTGACCTTTATAGTAGTTATGTTACTGAAGCAAATTGGTCTTCAGATAACCACACTTATGCGGCTGGATTTGGACATTCTCTAAACCCAACTTCTGCTGATGTTGGAAAACCTAGTACTAATATAGCTTTTTTATTTACAGATAGTGTTACTAATAATGATGGAAACTACACAACACCATCGAATAGCTGTTGTACTACCTGGGCAGACGGATTCCCAAGTACTTGGTCTTATACTACTGGTACTGAACCATCAGACCCACCAGTCGGTTATGAAAATGGAAATACTTCTTTTTATAATATGAGTATTAATGCCGCAACTAGAAAACCACCAGTTAATATAACAGAACGTGGGGATAAACCAGTTGGTATAGCTTATTTAGATAAAGGGTTTTTAGTGATAACTGACCCAGATATTGTAAGTAGTTTTTTCTTTTCTGGTTCGTCTAGTGGTGCCACAGGATACCCATACGGTTCACAAGGTGAAGGTTCTTACACAGGAATGACACAAGTTACGTTTACGTCATCAACATCAGCTAGATGTGAATTTTTTACATTTGAAAAAGAATGGTTGTTAAGTGTGGATTGTGTAGCTAATAATGGTGAATTTTTTGTTACCGAAAATGTTACCGCTTCACCGGAATTACAAAATGGTGCGGGTGGTGCTATAACACCGGTCCCTGGGGTATATAGTTTAACAGGTGGAACTCAAAACTATAGTTCTTATATTACTGAAGTTGGATTATATGACTCACAAGACAATTTATTAGCTATAGCAAAACCAGATAGACCAATTGCAAAAGCAGCAAATACTACACAAACCTTTACTTTGAAGTTTAAATACTAGATATTTTGTCTATGACAAAAGTAAAAAACACACCAAAGGTACTAGGATTAGACGTATCTACAAAAACAATAGGTTGGGCATTATTTGATTATGCTAGTAAAGAATTGTTGGAACTAACACATTTTTCACCTAAGTTAAAACCAATACCAGAATCTAAAACTGAACAATTATTATTAAAATCAGATTCATTCAAAGAAGTTGTTGAAAAATATAAAGGAGTGGGAATCACCAAGGTAATCATAGAAGAACCACTATTAAACTCCAATAACATTTTTACAGTATCTGTTTTAATGAGGTATAACGCTTTTATCATGAAAACAATTCATGATGTGTTAGGTGTTATACCAGAATTAATATCAACATATAACTCTAGAAAATTTGCTTTTCCTGATTTATTTGTTGAAAACAAAAAAGGTAAAAAAGTTTTATTTGGTGGTTATGACAAAGGTTGTGATAAAAAACAAATTATCTGGCAAAAAGTATCAGACCAACAACCACATATATCTTGGAGTTACACTAGAAACAATACACTTAAAAAAGAAAATTTTGATATGACCGACGCTTATGCTTGTGTGTTAGGTTATATGAAAAAAAACGAACTTTGGTAATTGATAAGTTATAGATTCTTTATTAAATTTAAATTATGGAAGAATCAGAACTTATAGTAGAATTATTAACAGACATTTTAGGTGACCCTAAAAACCATTATTATAATAAAGGTCAAATATCTTTTGACTGTCCAGTTTGTTCAGATATGAAAGGTTTGGATGGTGGTGATGGTAAAGGTAATTTGGAGGTTAATTATATGAAAGGTGTTTATAAGTGTTGGTCTTGTTCCGAAACCCATAACACCCATGGTCGTTTAAATAAATTATTTTGGAAGTGGGGTAACAAAAAACAAAAACAAACATGGGACTTAATTAGTCCAGAAGAATTTAAAGTAAAATCTAAAAAGTATGAAAAAATTAAATTACCAGAAGATTACATATCTTTTGAAAAAGGTAATAAATTAACCATACCATACAAAGAAGCTATAAACTATCTTTTAAGGAGGAATATATCATACGATACAATGTTAAAACACTCAATTGGGTATACAACCCAAGGGGTTTATCGAGGAAGGGTAATAATACCTTCTTTTGATGAAAATGATAAAATTAATTATTTTGTGGCTCGTTCTTACATAAACCATAAAATGAAATATAAGAATCCAGAATTTCCTAAAGAAGAAATAATATTTAATGAATCTAAAATAGATTGGGATAAAGACATTTATTTAGTAGAGGGGGTTTTTGATATGTTATTTTTAGAAAACTCCATACCCATTCTTGGAAAAACAGTATCTGATAAATTATGGTCAACACTTTATGATAAATGCAAATCAAATGTTATTATTTGTTTAGATGGTGATGCTTGGGATGACGCTCAAAAATTGTATAGGAAATTGGATGGGGGTAGACTTAATGGTAAAGTAAGACTTATAAAAATGCCTAAAGATAAAGATGTTGCCGAACTAAAAGGGGTGGTAGGTCTAAAAGAAATTACACTACTTTAAAATATTAAGAACCTCATCTCTAAAATCATGACACTTAAAAACCTTATAGTTGTCATTTTTTTCATTAACCCAAACAATATAGGAATCACCCAGTTCAAGATTAGTATTCTTCTCAACAATATATTTGTAGGTAGAGAGTTGCAATGAATAAGTGTTAAGTTCACAAACATCCAAATGACCAATAGGGTCTTTAAATTGTTGCCATTTATTTTTATTATCTATTTTCTTGTTAGTTTTCCAATCCCATATTTCTAACTTACCAGACTTTTCATTCCAAAATAATTGGTCAATCATACCACATAAACCTAATTCTTTATCACCAACAACGACCTCGGCTCTAACAGGTATTAGTTTACCATAAGAATCGTCATAAAACTTCTTAAACAACTCTATAATCTTTTTTACAGCCGTTCTACACTCTAACATGTTTTCTGTACTACCTAAAACTTCAGTCATTTCTTCTTCAGGAAATGGAAATACTTTATTAAATAAATAATTTTCAGCAAAGGCGTGAAACGCTGACCCTTTTTGTGTTGAAAAATCAGCTTTGTATTTCCATTCTTTAAG